TGAGCATTAGTAAAATCCATCTCAGTGATCTGTTCTACGTTACTCTTTAATGCGCTGTATGTCATAGCCATATTATTCTACCGTCACCGTAACTGTGCCCGCTTTAATTTCTATTAATGTGTTAGGCCCTGTACCTACTGGATTCCAACCCCAATCTACTGCTCGACTACTGGTATCAGCAGAGTCTGCACTTAAACTTCGATCTGGGCGTGGGTTGCGTAACGCCTCTGGATCATTGACTGGATACTCACCCTGAAAGTTTTGTGGATGATCTTTGTCCCAGCACGACTTACAAGCCAATAAACCTGTGCCCTGACGTTTAACTACGACTTCTTTCATGTCTCGTAACTTTTCACGAAACCCACATATATCACAGAAGCCAAACGCTTTCTTGCCAGTAGCAAACTTTCTCATTATGGGTACCCAATACGTGGTACAAATCTAGCCGCAACTTTCTCTCTATCTTCATCAGCAGCTAACTGGAACTGCTCATCATAAATCTGTTTTAACATTACTACTCTATCAGACAATTCGGGAGTCTTCATAGCAATGTAATACGCTAAACCAGCCACTAGACAAGGTAAGAATCTAAATGGCATATCAGCGTCATAGCTACCTTCACCTGCATCTTCTATGCGTATTAGGTACCAATAATTTATTTTGTATGTATCTTTATCTGGTACAGGCCATACGCGGGCAACGGGATTAGATTTCTGTCTGTCAACCCAAACCTGTGTTGGTCTACCTTGTGTTAACTTGTTAGGAATACCCGCGTAGACACTCGCACTGGTACGTGTTAAGGGGAGATCTCTTTGTTTAGCTTGCGCCCCATCATCTGTACGCAAGTTTACTTCTAAAGCATCTATAGCGTTAGTGCTCAAACCATACGCTATAGTGCCTTTTGTTAAAGATATTGTCGCTTCTCGTATAGTCCACAGATTAATACCACGATTTGCCCACTCAATAGTAAGCAAGTTCATAGATCTTCTAGCTGTTCTTAGGTCATAACCAGAACGCATCTCACGCCCAGCACGCTCCCATGCTTCCTCAGCAATCTCTGGGAAGTCCATGTTAAATGATGAAGTACCTGATGTAGCCATTACTTACCTCTACGTTTTAGTGACTTGACTCTGCGTGGAGCACCTGCAGGTTGTCCTAAACTTTTCTTTTCTCTTACCTTCTTAGCCTTCTCTGAACTAGACATTTCGCCTGACGTTTTAGGAGTCTTAGAAGATACACGTTTGCTAGGACGACAGTATGGTGTACCGCGTCCATCGCCTTTCTTTCTACCACAAGGTTTGCCTGTACTAACGTCTTTCCAATCTTCTTTGAACCAACGCTTTAGAGCAGCACCCTTTTCTGTTTTTCGGATGCCGCCCCCAGACTTGTAGTACCTACGCATTACTTTTTACCCGCTTTCTTCTTACGGCATTTAGCAATAGCGCCAGACGCATACGCAGAAGGAAAGACCTTATAGCTAGCCTTAACCTTATGGTAGCATGCGTCCTTTACGGAACCACCTTTTTTGTAGTATCTACGCATTACCGCATCTTACACTTTTTAACGCCTTTCTTGGCAATACCCGCACCGCGAACCTTACCGCCAGACTTGTACTTCTTAACCTTACCGCCTTTCTTCATGCCCGGCATAGGTGGCTTCTTAGGAGGCATACCCATACCACCAGCAGCACCGCCCATAGCAGCAGCGCCACCACCCATTGGAGGCTTAGAAGCACCCATAGCGCCGCCCGCAGCAGCACCCGCAGCACCACCCATAGCAACTTGTGGTGGAGTTGGTGGCTTAGGAGCACTAGTATTGTTCATAGATGGGGTAGGCTTACTATTGTTAGCCTCGATAGCATCTAATACTTTCTTTCTCTTGGGGTTCATTTTACCCGTAATAGAACCACCATCATCAGCCATCATTTTCATTGGCTTCTTTTTGGCTTTCTTTTTCTTAGCAGTTTTCTTTTTGACATCGCCACCTTTTTTGTAGCCCATCTTATCTTTCGCTTCTTCAGCGTCTTTCATACCTTGTTTGGTATAAGGGAATTTCTTTCCGCCTACATTTGGCATTTTCTAACACCTCCAGCGCTTACGCGCTTGTCTTAAACGTGAATTTGGATCTTTTGCAGCTTTTGGGAATTGCTTCATCTGTCCAGCAGAACGTGCACAGTATGACTTACGTCTAGACGCTCTCTTTCCAGTTGGCTTCTTCTCTGTCACTGCAGTTTGTAATTTACTACCGGGGTTATTTCGTCTGTACTTCGCAACACCTTTAGCAGTCATACCAGCACCAGATTTAGTGGGGCGCTTGTCCCCACTTTTCTGGCTCATACCTTTCATGCCGGTACCAACTTTACCGCCTTTCTTGTACTTGTAGCAGACTCCGTAATCGTTACGCATAGAACACCACTACTTGAACAATACCTGTACCCAACGTAACGTGAGGGTCAGCTACAGAACGTATGCCGTCTGCAGGTATGTTTACGTGGTATATGTCTTTTACGTTATCAACTTGCATATCAAGAATAGTTTCGCCACCAGAACCACCATCTTTAATTACAACAGTGTAAGTGTCAGAACCACCATCTGCATGAGTGAGAACTTGTAATTGACGTATACGGGCTGGGCCTATACCTAGCGCCCCACTATTCGCTTGGAGTAACTTCTTAGCTTTAATATCAGAAGAGTGACTCATGTCAACCTCCTATTATTGGTCAGCAAATGCAGGAGCAGTAGCGCCAGTTACAGTACCGAAAATTTGATAGTTAGTGCTATCCAAACCAATGAAAGTAATTTGGAAACCCGCTGGTACATTAGCTTTAAATGAGCTATTAGAGTTACCATCAGAAAACACTGCGCTAACTTCGTTGTCAGTATCAAGGAAAGTTACACCACCTTTGTAGAAGTTAGTGTTGCCCGGAGTTACGAAGATAGCGTCAGTAGCATCTGCTGCGCCACCACCATAAACAAACGTATAAGCAACGCCAGCTTCTGGAGCAGGTAAAGTGTAAGTGTTATCTTGTCCGCCGTCTGGAACTAGGTTAACACGACCACCATGAGTAGCTTTAGTGATAGTAATGTTCCCGTCAGCAAGAACAACAGGAGTAAGAATTGATTGTGATGTAAACCCGTTCGTAGATACGACTGGGCCTGAAAATGTAGTAGTAGCCATTTTATATGAGCCTCACATGTGAGTTAAAGTGAACTTGTCTACATGTCGTCAGCCGGGGCTGTCAAGTCCACCGATAAATTTTCCCGGTTTGTCATAACTTATCACAGTAAAATATAAAAGACAATAAAAAAGGGAGCCGAAGCTCCCTTAGTAACCCAACGCAGATTATGCGCCCGGAGATCCGAAGATCGCCAATGGGTCAGATACACCGAACGAGTAACGCTCACGAGCCTTATAACGGCTGTTGCCTGTATCAAAGTCTGCATCCATAGATGTAGCCATTGGGGCACGAACGAAGTGCTTCAATCCGTTTGGAATATCAGTGGTCAAGAAATACGCATCAGTATCTGTTAGATAGTGATTGATTGCGTAACCACCCGGGATCGAACCATTGTTCGCCAGAGCATTAACGTCGTTGTCAGCAGTACCCACACGACCTTCAGTTTCAAGCAAACGAGTCGCTACGAACTGTAGGTTTGGTGGGATGATTAGCTTCTTAGGCTGTGCAGCAATAAGAAGACCGCGCTCATCAGTCCAGTTAGCAATCTGAATAACGTGTGCTTCAAGAGAAGTCTCGTTAAGGTCAGTTGCAACAGAAGGACGGTTTGAGTTAGTACCGCCAGATACTAATGGGTGGTCAGTAGCACATAGAGATTTACCGTCACCGTAAGTAGTACCAGAAGCGAAAGCGTTGTTAAGGATAGATGCACCTTTAACTTGCTTTGTGTACGCCATAGCGCGAGCTAGTGCTTTGGTATAACGAGCTGACAAAGAGTCATACAAGTTATCTTCGATTGCTTCTTCAGTCAATGCGAAGCCCATAGCAACAGTTTCGTGCGTGTAGCGTGCAGTGAACGCTTCTTGCGCTGCGTCATACTCAATAGCGCCACCTTCCTGCTTAACAGGAGCAGCACCGAAGCCTGACAATTTAGTTTCTTCTTCAAAAGAACGGTCAGAGGTCTCTTGTTCGTAGATCTCTTTGTGCTCTTCACCATACTTAGCGTACTCTAAGCCAAACAAAGCGTTTAGTCCGGGGAGTAGCTCTTTTAACAGTTGTGATCTTGAAATAGCCATTGATTACTCTCCTTAAACGCCAGTAGCATCGGTATACTGATGCGTGTTAAATCTAACAATAGCTTCTACGTAATACGAATTACCATCCGCATTTGCAACTTTTGTGTCTTCAACAAGATCAATGATACGAAGTGGGAAGCTATTGGTTGTAGCTGTGTTAGCAATATCTAGCCCAATTTTTGAGTTTTTAGTTGTGTCTTGAGACGCATCAGCAGTTAATGCCTGTTCGATTTTAGCGTTAGAACCTACAACAGTGCGTAGGGCAACATCATCATCAATAGCACCAGCAGTGTCAACAAGAGCAACTTTACAAAGTATCGAAGGGTTGTCCATAACAACAGCAAACGCGTTAGACACACTAGTTCCCGGATACATTTGATCGAACTCTAGTTGACTGTTTGCATTTGTGTATTCACAACCAAGGAAAACACCTGCGATTTTTACACCAGTCTCACCGGTAATTTTTGTAGCTGTACCGTTTGCAGCTATTGTTACAAGATCACCATTGTACATTTTAGTGCTGTAAGCACTATCAATGGGGATCCTACGAGTAGATCCTGCGAAAGAAGTACCACCAGTCAAGTTGATTGGTTTGAACCCGTACGCAGAATCAAGAGTTGGATAAGCCATCTTAAACTCCTAATAAAAAAATTTAACCTTTACCGAAAGTGACCTTAGACTTTCTGTCGTTAAACAGAGGCATTCTAGGATCATTTTCCCTCATAAGGTTGTTGTCTACAGCGTGCATCTGTTGTTGCGCTTGATTGTTATAATAAGCGTTACGATCTTCAGCAAGCTCGACTGGAGCCTTACATAGCATCAAACCACCAATCACAATGTTGTCAGCGAACTTATCGTGTTCTACTGCTACTACAGTGATTTCTGGATGATCTGCCGCTTTTACTGGCTCCCAACCTTCTCTTAATTTTGATGAGACGTTCATAGCATCGGTTTGACCAACCGAAGTTACCCTAATCCATCTGTACGCATACCCTTCTTCGGGCGTTGGACTTGGTAAAACATCTGGACGTTTCCATGTAGTTTTACGTTTTGTAACTTCTCGAGTTTCTAACTCACGATCTGTACGGTTTAGTTTATTCTCAGCCATTACACTTTCCTCATCTCTTCAGCAACCTTTTTGGCGTATAGTTCAAGCGGTACTCCTAATTTCTTAGCGATAGCTACTTGTGTCCGCGTTAATGTCACCTTCTTGGGCGACGTGCTCCGCGATGCGGGAGCGACCACATTAGACTTTCGCTTCTTAGTTTCTTGCTCTGTTTGGGGTTCATCCTCTCCAAAATAATCTGAAAAGGTAGAACGCATACGAGAGTTAATTTTCTCGTAGTATTCATCACTACTAGGATCTACACCGTCTTTAACAATCTTATTGTGTACACCCATAGCATAAGCAGTCATTTCCTCGTCGGAGCCAAACCAAGTGTTCTCTTTTGCCCAGTTTTCAGCTTTTACGTCAGGTTGTGCTGCCCTTTGTTCACTTTGTACAGGAGTTTCTTCCTCTTGTAAAGGTATATCGACTTCTTGTAACTTACTAAGTTTCATCTTAGCGTCAGTCAACTTCTCCTGTGCATCTAATACTTTTTCAGAGTCGCCAGCATCATACGCTCTTTTGTATGCAAATTTAGCTACATTAACGTCTTTTTCAGCCTGTTTTTTAGACTGTTCAAGTAACGCTTGCTGACTCTTAGTTTTTGCAACTTGCAGTGCTTTGTTCTCATCTGCTAACTGTTTAGCATATCGCTCAAGCTCTTTGCGTTCGCGCTCGGCTGTTTCTTTCGCTCTACGCTCGTCATGGTAGCCCTTGCTAAAATGCTGAATACGCTTACGTACTTTTTCAGAGTAATTTTCTAACTCTTCCTCCGTAACGTCTTCAGGTGGTTCAGAAGCCTTGCGCTTGCGGTCAGCTTTAGGGGTGTCGTCTACAACCTCTATTTCAACGTCTTCTTTAGCCTCAACCTCTGGCTCTGGCTCTGACTCTTTATAATCTTCTTCTGTCTTCTTTCCAGACAGATCAATTTCTACTGCACTAGTATCCTCGACTTCGAGGCCTTTCTCTTCCTTATCATCAGGAAACTCAAACTCAACTTTTTGAAAACCCATCTCTATCTCCTTACGCTCGTGTTACACCACGGGGATCGGGTACTACTGCCTCGATTGAATCGTCATTCATCAATCTAAACTCAGCACCACCTATTTTAAATCGCGTGCCAGAATTAGCACGGAACATTACATAATCGCCTTCTTTACACCACGGCCCATGAGGGAACCTTTCTTTGTCTGAGTACGCTTCGTCACCCATATCAACGACAAGTCCAATAATAGACATGATGTGTTCAAGGTTTTGCTCTTTTGCAGACTTAATAATTCCAGATTCACCATAAGTCTCTTCCACTTCAGGTAGAGCAATAAGCACTCTATAACCTACCGGTGAAGGGATTTGATTTTCTAGTTCTTCTGGGCTTTCTGCTTCTTTAGGGACAATTTTTAAATCACTCATCATCGTCCTCCAAATGTGTTTGCATTTCTGCAATAAAGTCTTTTGCAGATTTTAGGCCTCGGATTACACCTACAGTTTCTTTGTACTGGGCGTAGTCTTTGGCATTACCTGCAGCAAGATAGTATTCAGTGTTTTTAACACCATCATCTATCTTCTCCATAAGCACGTCTAAGACGGTAGTAGCCATAAGTTATTCCTTACGTTGTTTATTCATCGCATCAGTTCTAGCCTTCATCAGGTCTAGATCTAGTTTAGTGTTAGCGGTACGTCTATCTGCCGCCAGTTTCGCACCCGCTTTCTGGGCATCAATCTCCAACTCCTGACGTTCAATATCCAGTTGTTGTAAATCAATTTGGGCATCCATCTGATCTTTCTGAGTTTTACGTTGTACCTCAGCTTGTTTGATCTGAGCCTCAAGCTGGTCTTTCTGCGCTTTGAGTTGCACTTCTTGTTGCTTGATTTGCATCTCTTGTTGCTTGAGTTGGATGATAGGATCTTGTGCTTTAGCTTGCGCTTGCTGCGCTGCTGCTTGCTGTTGGTTCTGCGCTGATTGCTGTTGACCTGCTTCCATAGCCAGACGCGATAGTTCTACTTCTATCTCTGGTACTAGCTCTTCGTTTGGTAGTGGCAACGGTGCACCTAGTTTCTTCTCTAGTTGTGCTCTGTAACGGAATCCAACGTGTTCTGCTATATGCGCCTGTAACGCTTGCATCATCTGCTGCGCTGCAGGGTTTTTACCCAATGTGCCACCGACCATAGGATCTTGTAAGAACGCAGTATGCGTAGCAATGTGGGCTTCGTGGTCTTGATTCAAGAACGCTTTTATAGGAGTACCCGTTAGCGCGTTCATGTTCTCGCTGATCGGATCTGTTGGTTTTACATCGTCTTTCGTAGGTACCAACTTGTCCGCGTTTTTCACACCCAACACCTCAATCATCTGACGGTGTAACTGGGGTAGGTTATAAATCTGTGGAGCTTGCTGTGACATCTGCAATACAGTCTGATACTGAACTACACGCTGTGCCATAGTCGTACTATTAGGGTCACTTACTGGTATCACCTCGACCATCTCATAGTCTTGTCTACGAGCAGTCATCTCACCTCTATGTGGCTCATATCCATATTCATCTGGCGCATTCTCTGCCATGATGTCTTTCAACATACGGAACTCTAACTTCATCGCATAGTGCACACGAGCCTGTACAGCAGCCATAGGCTTCAATGTACGCTCTAATAAAGCTAGTGTAGTACCAACTGGCGCGTTCGCAGACATATCAGAGATGTCCATATCAGCTACTGCACCTAGTCTACGGCCTTCTGTAGTAATCTGATTAAGTAACGCTAGTAGAGTTTGGCTAGGCTCTTTATATGGTAGCGGCATGATGTTGTCACGTATGCTACCTGATGGTACATCTACGTCTTTAAACTCACCCGGCTCGATAGGCTCATCATCACCTTTGATGCGTAAACCACGTGATTTTAGACCGCCCGGAAGGTTAGATAGTGTACCAGCGTCCACCAATTGACGTATAAGCGACGTTCCTGCTTTAGCGTACCCACCTATTATATGTATCAGCCCAAGGCCGTAGAAGCCAAATCCGGGCACATATACGTAATGTACAAAATGTTGACGCTTACGTTCTAACTCATCACCCTCTTCATAATTACGTCTAATAGATAGTAATTCGCCTGTACTACGCTCTAGAGTAACCACGTATGGTTTAGCTAGGTCTTCTTCGTCATCAATACCATCAATAACTAGGTTTGCGTGAATCTCATACAAGGTATAGCGATCATCGCTATTCATCTCAAAGCCAGCTTCTTCAGCTTTACGCTCTTCAATATCAGTTTGATATGGTGCTGGGTCGTCCATATCCTTGTCTGCATAGAACCCATTTGCCTGTAGTCTACGCACTTCATTCTTAGTCTTACGCATTACATGAGTAACACGTTCTGCTTCTTCTATGTTAGACGCTCCATAAGGCACTATAACGTCTTCTGCTGGGATATAGATAGCGCATTGGCGATCTAGGTTAGGGTCGAAGTAAACCTTCTTAAACGCCGATCCTGCAAGTCCTAGGCTATATAACATACGCTCATGTTCAGGACGATACTCCACCATACGATCTGTTAACTCGTAGTTCATGTCCGCACGTACGCGTTCACCTGCTTCTTCTTTCTCTTTTGTTTCTTTACCTAGAAGTTTTACTTTTACTGGGCCTTGTGCAGGAAATGTCTCTGCCATAGCTTCTGCTTGGAATCTAATAGCTGCTTCTGCCAATACAGTAGAGTGTACCCCGCAAGCTCCTTCCCACGGTGCGGTACGCTCCTCATACTTAAATCCAAGGATGTCCAGTCCTTTTACATAAGTATCAGCCCAGTCCTTACGGCTCTGTATGTCGGATTCTACTAACCCTATTAGTTCATCAGTTAGGATTTGCTGCTCTCTGTCATCTAGCATATCAACTAGATTACCGTCAAAATCCATCATTTCATCGGCTTCATCCCCCGGCATGAGGATTATCTCTGCGCTGCCGTCATCTAATATAACTGCGTCAGGGTTTACAATTTCTATCTCTAAACCTTCTTCTTTGTTTAGATCTTCGCCTTGCGGAGCTTCCGTCATCAAACTTTTCTCAATAGCCATCTCTTAACCTCTAATAATATCCGACACTTCGTCTTTGGAAGTATTTTATCTCATCTGGCTCATCTGAAGGTAGCCGTATAAATCCGCCCTGCCTAAATCGCATAAGCGCCATAATTGTAGAATCCACCAAGTCATCATTACTCATAAATGGGAATCCCGCTATTTCTTCTATAACTTCTTCTGCCCATCGCGTCTGTGGTACCCAAACAAGTTCAGATGCAATAATATCAGATACAGAATTTAATCTCGCTAGTTTATCACCAGATCCACGGTGAGGGGTATATTCTTGTATAACAAGTCCCATTCTCCGCATTTCTTGATACAATGCAACACCTGAACTCTTTTTCTCTACAATAAACGCATCAGGCTCCCACATACTATACTGTTCCATAGCTAATTCTTTTAACTCAGGAAACTCTAAACGCTCTTTTATACTATTCAATAGTATGATGTTATGTGCATTTGTTTCTTCATTGAAGAATACACCCCAAGTAGTCAGCGCAGTAAAGTCAGCTCTGTTGTGTTTTTCGGCTGCGGAGTCAAGTGACATAATAATATACTCACACATAGGAGGATTTTCTTTCTCCCATATCTGCCACCACTCTCTCTTTACAATAGCCGCTTCTTCTGCTGTTGGCTGTTGCTGATATTGTGCATTCCATTGGAACAAAGGCATTGACGCTTTTGTACGTTCCAACGCAGCTAAATCAAAAAACTCAGGCCACAACGGTTTCTCTATAAGTTCTTCACTTTCCTTATCTTTTACTTCAATAATTGCAGGAAACTCCACAACTTCATACTGGTCAGATTTATCATTCTGACTCATATCCTTAACTACACGACCTGTTAGATCATCCATGTGCCACCTAGTTTGGATAATTGCTACCCTACCACCGGGCATCAAACGTGTACGAGCACCAAATGTAAACCATTCGTACGCTTTCTCAAACACACTAAAGTTACCATTAATAACATCTTGCTCAGAATGTGGGTCATCTACCAATAATAGGTGTGCACCACGACCAGCTAGTGCCGATCCTACACCACATGCGTAGTATTCACCGCCCATATTGGTGTTCCAACGCCCTGCAGACTTAGAATCTGTAGCTAATTGTACTGTAGGAAATATGTCCTTATAGTCCTGTAAACCAAGCAAATTACGCACTTTTCGACCAAAATCTACCGCTAAATCGGTAGTATGTGACACCATCATCACTTTTTTGTCTGGATTTCGACCTAAAAACCATGCTGGGAAGAAAATTGACACTAATTGAGACTTTCCGTGCCTAGGAGGGATGTTTACACATGCCCGATCCTTACTTCCATCCTCTAAACCCATCAACATGTCCGCCAAAATACGGTGATGTTTACCTACAATGAAGTCAGGCATCATTCTTTTGCAAAATTCTATCAAATCATCGTACGCTGCCTTGTTTTTCCGACGATTTGCTAGCTCATCCACCATTTTTTCAATCTCTACCACCTCTGTTTCGGTAAATTCGTCTAGATTGTCCAACATTTGCTGGATGTCTTCTTGTGTGAAATCACTCATCTACCGACTCCGCGTCGATTACGACTACGTCGTCATCAACTTCAGGCGGATTTACGAGTTTTTCTAGCTTTTTTCGGAGGTTTTTCTTCAAATCATCTGTTGATTGGTGTGTAACTGTCACTTCTGACTTCTCAGCAAACAGTCCTACATCAGAAATTTTACCCAATAACTCCAACGCACGTAGCCTTATCTTAGCATCAGGGTTTTCTGTCTCTAAAATCAACTTGTTTGTTATCATGTGACGCACTGAGGTAGCAGATTCGACAACAGAACGGCCAAATTCACTCAAAATATTACTTGTAAGTACCAAAGATGCCGGTGTCAGCTCTGCAACACGCGCTTTTGTGGCTTTTTTGGATGTTTTTTCAGGATCTTCTGCGTATGACATGGTCAACATGCTCGCTACAGCCTCATCTTCAGCCGTCGGAGTCAGATCTAGACCTTCTTTTTCTAATTCTTTTGCCGTTACGGTAGCAGCCCGCGCACGCACAGACAAATCCACGTTTGGATCATCGTCATACACTGGTACGCCATTCTCTGGCTCGAGCTTTATTGTCATATTTTAGTCGCAGGTTATTAACCGTAGGTGTATATATACCAAAAAGTTATAAGAAGTACAAGTCATTACCAAAAATCATGCGAAATATAAACAATATGTATTAGAGTATATATTGTAATAGGTATATAATAGCGGCATTCCCAAAACCCATTACCAACTGGAGGTATTATGTATCCGGATATGTTCCTATTGTCTGCTTGTTTAGTAACTAGTTTAGGACTTGTTTGCATTTACTTTGAAGATGATCTTCCCTTTTAAAGGATCTAAGTAGACTCACGCCTTCTAATTCTTCTTCCCTTGTAAAATCCGAGGCGGTTAACCGTAGCTGTGTCTTTCCTTCTAGCTCCTCAACAGGTTTTACAATCATACGTTCTATATCTAATGCTACAAATACATAGAAATCTGCTACATGATCTGCTCTTAGGTTATATGCGTAGCCCGAAAAGTTTGGTCTTTTGTTATGCTGATTGAAATGGCAGATGTTTGATGATTTGACTTGAACTGTGAATAACGAATTGTCTAACGATTGGCACCACAAGTCTATGCCGGAACGATCTACATGGTGGCACTCTATACCATATTTTTCTAATTTATATATGGCAAAGAACTCACCTACACGTCCGACGTGACTCGATTCTCCTTCGACTAACTTTTGCCCCATACGTTCCTTATACACTTATGGATCAGTTTTCAAAAGTAACACACAAAAAATTTTTTGCCTAGCCTTTTTTAAACAAGGTGGGGGGTTTCAGAAAAATACGATTTATTTGAGTAAATTGGTATTACTAGATAGATGGGACTCCAAAATGACGAAACGGGGGGTGGGGGGTCAATTAGTTCTACAGTGTAGAACTTTGTAATCTTGTGTAAGATAGTGAAAGAAAGTGTTGACTTTATACGTCCTAATGTATTACTATATAAACAAGTCAGAGCAATAACGCACTGGCTACTAACTAAAGGATATTTGATGATATGAATAACTTAATCACTAGCGCTGAGAAAACAGCCTTGTCAAACTACGCGAAGACTGATAGCAAAGCTAAGAAAACTTTGGCGAGCATCATTCTTGAAATTCATCAGACCCATAAAGCTACAGACTTTAGGTCGCCAAAGTCTAAGCAGTACACTAGCACTGCATCGCCTGAGCAATACGAGGCGCGACGCGATGCGCTAGCGTTCGGACTAGGCGCTGAGTCTTACAAGCTATACAGTGCACCGAAGTCAGTAGCCAAAGAATGGGACGACACCAAAAAAGCCAAGCGCAAATCGGTGCAACAAGATGTTGGTACTTACATCGACCGAATCGCTAACAAGCTAGACGAGTTAGAAAATCCTAACAAGGAAAAAGCGCCAAGCGCACCAGTTAGCGACATCGTCAAAATGCGCGAGGCTATCAACAAGGCGCTCAAGATTGCAGAGAAAGACGACAATCCTGAGTATGATGTAGTCGCGCTATCCAAAGCGCTCAACGATGCTCAACGCATCTTATCGGTAAGAGTCACCAAGTAAACCAACCCACCAACAGAGCCACCCTTCGGGGTGGCTTTTTTTTGCCTCAAAGTTCTACATTGTAGAACTTTTATTTTTTTCTTTTGATACCAGTAAATTGAATCGTGTTGAGCAAGTAGTTACACGTTCGTACGTGATACCAGTAGATTGTATAGTGTTGAGCGAATGTTACTTTGTAATGTTACCAATGTAACCCTAATGTTACCCATTTGTTACCAAATGTTTTGCAAAAAGGTAACAAAACAGCTTTGTGTGGGATCGTGTGGTATAGCGAACGCGCATGATATTAGCAATGTGTGCGATTGTATGTTTCTATCTATCTATTAATTAATATATTTATAATGTTACCTTTTTAAGAAAATATATATATGGCGTTTATTCGAGGGCACTCTGGCAGATTTGTTCTACAATGTAGAACTTAAAAATAAATATCGCCTCTCATTTTCCCAAAAGTTGGTAACAAAGTAACATTCCGCATCACCACTGGTCTGTAGCCAAAAACAAAAAGTAACAATCGAGTAACATTACAGCGTTTCTGTAACAGTCATTTTGTAACAATATCAACACCACACACATTCCCACACGTATTTACATAACTTGACACAACAACCCACTGTGGTATACTAATCTAAGTGATCGGGTGATAACTCGTTCGCAGGTGTTGCCGTGCGCAACGATAACTAACTTAGTTCTACACTGTAGAACTTTTATTGAGGTACTAACTATGAACAAATTAGATTTCAACAACAGTTTGTACTATCTGCTGATGGAGCACGCAGATGTACTCGACGAGACAGACGGACAGCGACTAGCAGGTTGTAGCGTTGACCAGATGTTTGACGATCTGCTACGCGATCAAGAGCCAAAGGTAGCAGTATTTGATTCACCCTACTTTAAAAAGGATAACGACAATGACAAATAACATTCCCTTTGAGCGTGCATTAATGAATATGGACGCGTTACAGAACTACGTCGATTCTATTGACAATATGCCTAGTCAGATGCGCAAGAACTTTAACCTAGAACTTGACTACATCATGCGTGAGATCAAGTGGTACATTGATGAGGAGAGTGGCGATGAGTGAGATCGGTGCAGAGTGGCGCGAGGTATTGCGTGAGTATATCGAGCAACAAACCCCAGTGGACAATGACACCTACTGGGCAGAGCGTGTGCGTCTCAATAAAGAGTACGCACTAAATCAAAGTTCTACAACTGTAGAACAAAACAACGAGGAGAACGACAATGGATAATATCCAAGCCCCAAGCCTAGCATCAAGCGCGATGCTTACAGAGTTAAATATCAGTGTGTGGACAGGACGCAAGAAAGACAGGCGCGAGTCCAAGACAGTCGCAGATCAGAACTACGCAGACAATGGCGTGGTGTCAGTCAATAAGATGTTACTCGGTGACTGTGACAAGCTGAAAGCTATCAATGAGATACGTGGCAAGATACGCAACCACATACATTACCCGATGACTATGCCTTGGTCAGACAGTGGGTTGAGGTTGTTACCTACCGCAGTGTACTTTGACTACAACCAACAGATGAGTGAGGCAATCAATGCGTTCGATGCACTGGTTGACGAGTTCATTGATGACTATGACTTTGCAGTGTCACGTGCACAGGCAAAGCTCGGTAACTTGTTTGTACGTGATGACTATCCAACGTCCGAGCAGATACGCAGTAAGTTCGGTGTCAGTGTCAACTACACACCACTACCTGATGCAGGTGATTTTCGTGTGGACATTGGCAACGAAGCAAGCACGCAACTCAAAGCAGAGTATGACAAGTTCTACTCCGACCAACTAAGCAAGGCGATGGGTGATGTGTGGAAACGTATGCACACTGCATTGTCTAACATGTCGGACAAGCTGACCGACAGCAACGGCAAGAAGCAAGTGTTCCGCGATACGCTAGTCAGTAACGCGTTATCAATGGTTGACTTGTTGACTACATGTAACGTGACAGGTGACAGTCAGATGGAAGCTATGCGCCAACGGCTCGAGTCTACGTTACGTGGTGTGACACCCGAGGGGTTACGTGATGACGAGTTCTTGCGTGCCGAAACTAAATCTAAGGTAGATGACATACTCAAGTCACTACCATCACTGGACATCTAACTATGCAGACTAATACACGATGCAAAGAGATGTGGCGTGGTAACAAGCTGTACCACGTTAACGAGAATGCGAACGTGCGCAGGGTAATACTCAAGCGCACCAAGCATCTACCTAAAAATGTTCTACAGTGTAGAACTTCTAACCGAGGAACGAAGCTATGAATAACGTATATGTAAGCAGTATTGAAGAGATAGTCCAACTACTATTACACGTAGGTGGTAAACGCACTGTACTAATCGAGGGTGACATGGGTATTGGTAAGTCTAGCCTACTCAAAACACTCAAGCGATTGTTACCCGATCACATTGCATGTTTGTTTGATTGTACCACCAAAGATCTTGGTGACTTGTTTATACCCGATCTCAATCGTGAAGCAGGTTGTGTATCATTCCTACCCAACGAGCAGTTTGGTGTACATCTTGGTAAGCCGTTAATACTCATGCTTGACGAACTGGGCAAAGCTAACCCATCAGTCAAGAACGCGTTACTTGTTGTCATGCTCGAGCACATGATTGGCAACCAACACTTACCCGAGGGTAGCATTGTGTTTGCAACTACCAATCTGGGTGCTGAGGGTGTCGGTGATATGTTACCACCACATGCACGCAATCGTATCATCACAGTACGTATGCGCAAGCCGTCATCTGATGAGTGGATCAACAACTACGCTATCAACAACGACGTACACCCATCAGTCATGGGTTTCGTACGTGAGTTTCCACAAGTCATGCAGTCATTCACTGAGGTTAACAACCCCGATGACAACCCATACATCTATCACCCCAAGCGACAATCTAAATCATTCTGTACACCACGTTCACTCGAGTGTGCATCTGACATACTACACCAACGCGAGCACCTATCCGATGACACGTTAACAGGCGCATTGATTGGTACTATCGGTGAGCGTGGAGCACTCGACATGATGGCGTTTGTCAAACTAGCCGACAAGCTACCAACGCTCGAGTCCATCAAGACTGACCCAATGAATGCAATCGTACCCGACAGTGCCAGTGCCGTATGTATGGTCGTGTATCGTGCGCTTGCATCACTCGACAAAACGTGGATTGATGCTTGGTTCAAGTACATGGGCAGGTTGAGTAAGGAAGCACAAGGTCTGTTCGCACTTGGTATCAAACCCGACACATACAAGAACAAGTCACTCGTTACCACCAACAAGAGTTTTACTGTTTGGTGTCGTGAGAACAACTACATGTTCGGTGCAGACAAATGTTAGTCTCTAATCTGACAGCAGAACAACGCATACACAAAGCGATTGTGTCTATCGTCAACCACCCATTGTACTTTGCACTAGCAGGTGTACTGATGGTGGGCAAGCGTGAGGTACGTGACGATATACCGACAGCGTGTACCAATGGTCGTGACGAGTTCTATGGTCGTGCGTTTGTTGACAGTCTGACTGATGCGCAGTTACGTTTTGTAATACTGCATGAGTGTTACCACAAGATGTACAAGCATCTTACAACGTGGCATCACCTGTGGCTACGCTGTGCTATGACAGCCAACAGAGCGATGGACTATGTCATCAACATACAGATACTCGACGCACACAAAGACGACGGATTTGTCGAGGGTATTGATGGTATGTGTTACGACACCAAGTATCGTGGTTGGGCTACACCCAAAGTGTTCAATGACATCTACCAGCAACAGCAAGAAGATAATGGTTCTGGTGGTAACGAGTCAACAGATGATGGGCAACAGTCGTCCAGTTCGTCGCAACAGTCTAGCCAACAGCCATTCGATGAGCATGACTGGGAAGGTGCGCAAGAGATGACCGACGAGGAGCAGAAAGAGTTATCCAAAGAGATTGACGATGCGATACGTCAGGGTGCTATCAGTGCAAGTAAGATGGGCAGTGGTGGTGAGCGTACAGTAGCCGACCTACTCGAACCACAGGTTGATTGGCGTGAGGTGTTACGTGACTACATTACCACACACTGTAGTGGCTCTGACTATGCTACATACAACCGACCCAACCGCAGACGATTGCACACAGGTATGTATTTACCTAGCGGTATATCCGAGCAGGTTGACGAGTTAGTGGTTGCTATTGATACGTCAGGCTCTATCGGTCAGCGTGAGTTATCGGTGTTCCTATCCGAGATCAAGTCTATCTGTGAGACAGTACACCCCAAGTGTCTACGTGTACTGTATTGGGACACTGAGGTATGTCGTGACGAGAAGTATGAGATGCACGAACTACATGACATGGTCGAGTCTACCAAGCCCGAGGGTGGTGGTGGTACAGATGTTAACTGTGTAACAAGTTACATGGCAGAGAACAACATCAGCCCGCAAGCATCAATCGTACTGACTGATGGTTATTTGTATGGCGGTTGGGGTTCTTGGTCAAACCCAGTGTTGTGGTGCATACTAGATAACCGCAGTGCAACACCTAACTGTGGTTCAACAGTACATGTTAAATCAGGAGATATGATATGAGTGAGTCATTTGGTATGGGCATGGAAGCCGTACATCGACGCATGGAGTGGGACGTAGCAGTCCAAGAAGTACAAAAGGCAGTGGAGTTTCGGTTAGATGCTATGACAACACGTTATGACAAATCAACCGAAGAAGATAGAGAACGCCTAGCGCAAGCATGGGCAAGACTATTACAGGGATAAGGTACATCTTACCCCCTAACGTAACTAAACAACTGATAACAAGTTCTACAGTGTAGAACTTTATTGAGGAACTAAACTATGGCTATGTATCATTACAATCTAAATACTTTCGCAGAAGTAAGACGACTCTACGACAGCGTCAAACCAATACGTACTACAGGTCAAGTACCACTCGGTGATCGTGCGCGTAAGTGGGAGCACATCATCAAGGTCAACAAGAACAAGTACGTACTCATGGACAAGATACCCGACGATGAGGGTAACAGGTTCTGGTGTGGTAGCACCAAAGAAGAGATAGCACGTGCGCCTGTTACATGGACAAGATGTGCGCATACTGGTATCGAGAAAATCCGAGTCCGCAACGACTATGGTGACACGTGTCACAATCAACGCTATTCATTCTTAGCACGTGCACTACCGAGGTGTATGGATTTTCTGGTTCAACAGGGTAAGCAATACGTCGTACATGGTGGCACTAATCATTACCTACCCAAGTCTACGTGGGTCAACAGTCACATGTATAAATCGCTAATTGATATGCGTACAAGTCATGGCGAGACAGCATGGAATACACAGCCTATGACAAAGACTGATGATGGTAAGTACCTAGACTTTCAGCGTGATCCATTCAAGTCACATGAACAGTGGACATGTACAACCGAACGCCACAAACAACCTGTAACACGTATCAAGGTTAGTCCAGAAAAGCGTAAGTATTACGAAGCTATACGTGAGTATGCCGAATGGGCTTGGGTAATGCAAACCATATTGATGAACCGCGATCACTACGACTGGGAACACCAACGACTCATACGACAACAGTGTGGTGATGCGATAACTGACAGTGATGTGTTTCGTGATATGTTGAAAGACCCTACCGATGAGCGACGTTCGCCTGTAGCCATAGCTATACTGGGTGAAATATCCGAGTATGACTGGCAGACTCAAACGTCATCACCACCAGAAGATGAGAAGAAGTTTATGAGTAGGTTCAAGTCACAGGTTGACAAGTTAGCCAACTTCAAAATCAAGTATCAAGACTACAAATAGGAGATATGAAATGTTTTTATCTGCCATACCAAGAGCAATAAACTACCACAAAAAGGGTGATGTTTCTCGACCAATAAGTTCAGTGAAAGCCTTGAGAGAAGCTACGAAGAACGACAAACGCCACGAGTACGAGTGGGGTAAGTTCTGCCAGTTCTTTGATGACTTTGTGTACAAAGCTACGATGCACCTACCCAACGTAGAGTTTGTTATGAGTTCAGTATCAACAACTAAATATGAGGTAGTGGTGTTTTACAACGATGATTTGTGTGAGATGGGTAGACTGAGTACCACGTACTACGATGGTAACTTGCAATATCACGTACAGAGTCACGTCATACAGAACCAACGATACTGCCCACACAATTCACCCGATGACTACCACACGTTATCGAGCAAGAATATATCGAAAGCCGTAGCCAATGCGCGTAAATACTTGCGTCCCAATACAATGTCCGATATTGCTAGGTCAACACATGATAACGTGGAACAACGAGTTATGAAGCATCGTGGTGACGTAACTAGTGAGCGTGCAAATCGAGCACGCGAGGTGGGATTCGAGGTAAGTCGTGTAGGTGACTTGCCTGACATAGCACAAACAGTCATGGACATGCACCGAATGGGTTTGATGACTGTAGATGAGGAGTTAGATGGAAAGCTAGGCAAGCTGTACGAAGCCATTGAGAACTACTATGCACTACTTGGTGAAGATGACGAGTACATGACTTGTGTGTGGATAAAGAATGATGAGATACAGATGCACCCATTCGATGTACACTACAGACATGCCAGTCAAGCCACTAGAGTAAGTCGTGGTCAAGCACCTTGGGACGAGAGCTTTGGACGTTTCCCTTGTACAATACCGCGTAACGAGTTACCAGATAGTGTGGCGGATAGGGTAGCTGTGTTAGATGTCTTAGGTGTTAATGATTTTGTATATGATGTTGGCGTTAAGTTATCAGATAGTGTATATTACGTTAGATATGACTGGGGATACCCAGAATAATAAAAGTTCTACACTGTAGAACAAAAATAATGTAAGGAGTGACGTATGGCTATGACACCTGAAAGAAAGGTGAAGAAGAAAGTGGCTGACTATCTAAGAAGTATAGGTGCATACTTTTTCTACCCCGCAACTGGTGGGTATGGTAGAAGTGGTGTGCCTGATATAGTTGGTTGTTACAAGGGCAAGTTCTTTGGTATTGAATGTAAGGCAGGTAGCAACAAGCCTACTGAGTTACAGAAGAACGAGTTAAAGCAAATCGCCCAAGCAGGTGGTATTGCAACTGTAACCAATGAGGATACAATACACACCCTTCAATATATATTGAATGGTTTACCCGAACCTGACCCTAACCAATTGGAGTTTGACTTTGATTGAGGGTAAGCCTGTGGTCGAGGCTGAATTAGAAAGTATTGATATGGCAATACGTAGAGAGCGCAACCGCCTATGGAAACTAGAAGATGAAGATTTAGATCCTAGTTATAGTTGGCTTGATTACTTGTTAGCTGAAAAGGCGCGTGGCGTACAGCACATTGTATTAAACTTTTAGGAGAACACTATGGTAGATGCAAGCCCAAAAGAGTGGGACGAACTAAGAAAGAAGCACCCTGAACTTATAGAGAAGTATGAAAACTTTTTGGACGAGGTGGGTGACGATCCAGTAAATAATCCGAACCATTACAATACAGGTGGAGTAGAATGTATTGAGGGTATCGAGTCTAGTATGAGTCCTAACGCGTTTCTAGGTTATCTCAAGGGTAACTGTATGAAATATATGTGGCGTTATGAATACAAGGGTAAACCCCTTGAGGATTTAGAAAAGGCTCAATGGTATCTCAATCTGCTAATAGAACGGATTAAGTAATGGATCTTATTACGTTAGACTTTGAGACGTACTACGACAAAGATTTCTCGCTACGTAAGATGACAATGGAAGCCTACATTCGTGACCCTCGCTTTGAGGTGATCGGTGTAGGTGTTAAACTGAATAGTGGTGAGACTGAATGGGCAAGTGGTACGCATGAGCAGATTAGTAGGTATCTACATTCTTTTGATTGGAGCAACGCTATGCTCCTTTGCCATAACACTTTGTTTGACGGTGCTATTATTTCTTGGCTCTTTGATATACAACCTCGCGTCTATGCTGATACTCTTTGCATTGCTCGCGCACTACACGGTGTCGAGGTTGGTGGATCTCTGCACGTCCTTAGTAAAAGGTATAATATTGGAACTAAAGGCACGGAAATTTTAAATGCCGTAGGTAAACGTAGAGAAGACTTTACACCAGAAGAACTTAGTAGGTATGGTGACTACTGTGTCAACGATGTAGAGTTAACCTATAAGTTGTTCATGCTTATGGGTAAGAACTTTCCTAAACAAGAGATGCGCATCATTGACATGACATTGCGCATGTTCACCGAACCAATGCTAGACCTAGACATTGGACTACTTCAAGAACACCTAGATAATACCATCAAGATAAAAGAAGATTTGATACATTCAAGTGGTGTCACACGTGAACAGCTAATGAGTAACCCCAAATTTGCCGAACTACTGGTATCAATGAATGTCGATCCCCCGATGAAAATAAGTCTCACAACACGCAAAGAAACCTACGCATTCGCAAAAAGTGATGAGGGATTTAAAGCGTTACAAGAACACGAAGACCCACGTGTACAGGCACTTGTTACTGCACGTTTGGGTACAAAGAGCACGTTAGAAGAATCACGTACTGAGAGGTTTATAGGTATTGCTAAACGTGGATTAATACCTATCCCAGTGAGGTACTATGCCGCGCATACAGGTAGATGGGGTGGTGATGACAAGATAAACATACAAAACCTACCCAGTCGTGGTGCTAATGGTAAGAAGTTGAAGTCCAGTATCATCGCGCCAGTAGGTTACACACTAGTTGATTGTGATTCATCACAGATCGAGGCGCGTGTACTTGCATGGTTAGCAGGGGAAGACAACCTAGTCAAAGCGTTTGCTAACAACGAAGATGTGTATGTCAAAATGGCGGCAAAGATATACCACGTCAAAGAGAAAGACGTTACCAAAGAACAACGATTTGTAGGTAAAAGTACGATACTCGGTGCAGGTTACGGCATGGGTGCGGTTCGGTTTGCTGAGCAGTTGCGAGCGTTTGGTACAAAGATAGAGGTAGATGAGGCACGTAGGATTATATCTATCTACAGAGATACAAATTGGAGAATAGCTCAGTTCTGGCGTGAGTGTCAGAACATGTTAGTGAGTATGTCTCGAGGAGAGGCAGGTGCAGTGGGTACAAACAACCTACTTACCTACAGAGATAACTCGATAAAGTTGCCAAGTGGTCTGCGTATGCGGTATGGTGACTTAAATTATGAACAAGGCGAACGCGGTTTAGAGTTTAGTTACATGACAAGGCGTGGTCGCACAAGGATCTACGGTGGTAAGGTTACAGAGAATGTATGCCAAGCTATCGCTAGGTGCATCATGGGTGAACAGATGTTGGCTATTGCTAAGAGATACAAGCCTGTACTTACAGTGCATGATTCTGTGGTATGCTGTGTACCTGATGATGAGTTAGACGAAGCTAGACAATACATAGAAGATTGTATGAGTACAACACCATCTTGGGCAGAGGGTATGCCTATAACATGTGAGTCTGGCATTGGTAAATCTTATGGAGACTGTGAATAATGGCTAAAGACAAAATAGAAAAAGCAATTAAAGAAGCACATGAAGCGGCTGATGAAGCTATTGATGAACTACAAGAGGATATTACAGAGGCACGTAACTCTGTTATGGAATGGCTACACACGGAACGCACTTTCAAGCAAGCTGAACTTCTTGTAGCAGGTCTAGGTGTATTGGCAATAATCTGGGCTGTAGGTAGCATGTAATGAGTATTACGCCTTGGTCATTCAGTAAAATTAAATCCTTTGAACAATGCCCTAAGAAGTTTTATCATCTAAAGGTAGCAAAGGATTATAAAGAGCCTGAGACTGAGGCGATGCTTTATGGTACTGCTGTGCACGAAGCGGCAGAGGAGTACATTCGAGATGGAAAGCCGTTACCCCCTGAGTACGATTATATAAAAGCCCCACTAGATTCATTGAACATGAAACAGGGGAACAAACTTTGTGAATACGAGATGGGGTTGACGGCTGACCTCGAACCTTGTGGGTTCTGGGACGATAACTGTTGGTACAGGGGTATAGCTGATTTAGTTATACTTGACGAAGAAAACAAAACTGCTTGGGTAATAGATTACAAGACAAGCAAGAACACACGTTATGCTGACAAGGGACAGTTAGAACTTATGGCGTTGTGTGTATTTAAACATTTTCCTGACATTGAGACTGTACGTGGCGGTCTTTTATTTGTAGTATGTAACGAGTTAATACGTGAAACGTATGGCAAAGATCAAGCTGGTAAGATGTGGGAGAAGTGGTTAGCTGATTACAACCGCATGGAACAGGCTTGGAAAAAAGATGTATGGAATGCTCACCAAAGTGGGTTATGTAAACGACATTGCATTGTTACAGAATGCGTGCATAATGGTAGACACTAATGAGACGTAAAAGAGCCAAACAAGTAAACGCTCCAGTAGGGAGTAAAGCATTCGAGGCACGTATGGAACGCCAACGTGCTAGGCGTGCATTTGATAAAAAGAATGGTAAAGCCGCACGCAAAGGTAAAGATATAAGCCACAACAAGATGTTAAAGAATGGTGGCAGTAACAAGGACGGATATAGATTAGAAAGTCCTAGTAAGAATAGATCTAGGAATGGGCATAAGCCCAAGAAATAGTTTTTGCTTGGTGTGTCAGACGCTTAGCTTGATGCGTCGTTAAACAACGTGGTTCGTTCCTCCTCCTTTGCGGTGCTGTATAACCACAAAAATCGAGTTAGCTTTGGGTATTGATTAAAGTCCCACATAGCAGACCTAGCCCCATCTGTAGCGACAAGGGGCCATCACTGGGTTCCACGGTTATTTGGGTTATCTGGGTTATTTGGTTTGCGCTATTTTTACGGGCGCAAGAAATGTAAGTATGTACGTCGTAACAAGTTATCGTAAACGGACACCGTTTTACGAGGTTAACTTATGGAGAATAAAAATTGAAGATAGTAGATAACCGCGCACTGTTACTTAACCTGAGATCACCCGGGCGGGTTACGAGTGTTATACCAAAGAGTAAGAAGTTATCAGAACATGAAGTATTAGTTAATTGGGGAGTTGATGAAGTGCAAGTATTACGTAACATAGGTATCAACGCGCCTTCACCTATTGAAGGTAAGTATGAGTGGACAGGTAGATACGATCCGTACGAACACCAAAAAGCCACAGCAAGTTTCTTTACACTAAATAAAAAATCATTTTGTTTTAACGAGCAAGGTACAGGTAAGACAGCCAGTGCTATTTGGGCATCAGATTATTTATTAGATCAGGGCAAGATAAACAGAGTGCTAGTTATATGTCCTCTATCTATTATGGAATCAGCATGGCGTAACGATTTGTTTAACTTTGCTATGCACCGCAAGGTTGACGTAGCGTATGGTTCAGCTAAGAAGCGTAAAGAGATAATAGAAGGTGACGCTGAGTACGTGATAATAAATTACGATGGTGTGGAGATTGTACAAGAATCTGTACAATGTGGTGGCTTTGATTTAATTATTGTAGATGAAGCTACACACTATAAGAATGTACAGACTAAACGGTGGAAGACACTAAACAAGTTAGTAGGTAAAGATACTTGGCTGTGGATGATGACAGGTACACCTGCGGCACAAAGCCCAACCGATGCGTTTGGTATAGCCAAACTTGTAAACCCAACAGCACTACCTCGTTTCTTTGGGTCTTTCCGAGATCAAGTCATGGTCAAGGTAACAAACTTTAAGTGGATACCAAAAGATGATGCTACTGACAGGGTGCATCGAGTCTTACAACCTGCCATACGTTACACCAAAGAAGAGTGCCTAGATTTACCACCTATGGTTTATGTTAAGCGTGAAGTCGACATGACTGCGCAACAAAATAAATACTACAAAGAATTAAAGAATAAGATGATTATGCAAGCAGCAGGAGAGCAAATCACCGCTGCAAATGCGGCAGTAAACATGAACAAGTTACTCCAAATATCATCTGGCGCTGTATATACCGATACTGGTGAGTCATTAGAGTTTGATATAACTAAAAGATATAAGGTGCTACGTGAGGTCATTGATGAGTCAAGTAAGAAAGTTCTAGTCTTTGTACCTTTCAGACATACCATACAGTTACTCACTGACAAGTTAAGGAAAGATGGTATAACCACAGAGGTAATCAATGGTGATGTACCTGCACCCAAACGTACTGATATATTTAAACGCTTTCAAGAACAAGACGACCCAAAAGTTTTAGTTATCCAACCACAGTCTGCGGCACACGGTGTAACACTTACAGCGGCAAACACTGTGGTGTGGTGGTCGCCCACCAGTTCGTTAGAAACGTACGCGCAAGCGAATGCTAGGGTGCACAGATCAGGTCAGGATCAAAAGTGTACAGTTGTCCACCTACAAGGATCTTACGTAGAGAAACGTGTTTACACATTATTGGACAATAGAATAGACATACACACAAAAATGATTGACTTATATAAAGAAATACTTGACTAGTACACAATCATACGCTATGTTGTCTATCCCTTTTGTAAAGGAGCGTAAAATGAGTGAAGAAAAACTGACTGCTGAGAAGTTAACTACTGTTTATTTGAAGATAAAAGATAAGCGTAGCGAGTTATCGGCAGAGTTTAAAGAGAAAGATGCTGAGTTATTGGAGCAGTTGGATAAGGTAAAGCGTGCTTTACTGGACTACTGTGAAGATCAAGGTGTCGATAGTGTAAGAACTTCTGCGGGATTGTTTTACCGTTCTGCTCGTACACGCTATTGGACTAGTGATTGGTCTTCAATGCACGAGTTTATTCTTGAGCATGAAGCGCCTGAACTGTTAGATAAACGTGTGAATCAGGGCAACATGAAACAGTTTTTGGAAGAGAACCCCGACCTTGTACCTAAAGGTCTTAACGTAGATTCTGAATACGTTGTATCAGTAAGGAGAAAATGATGTCAGATAATTTTGTTCCAATCGGTGACGTAGCAGATAAGTTTAGTGTATCTAAACACACAGTCAGGCAGTGGTTGCGTAAAGGCAAGATCCCTGCGGATATGTATGTGAAGATCGGTAACACTTATCGTTACAACCTTCAAGGGATTGAAAACGCCTTTTTGAATACCAATAAAGATTCGGTAGAAAAAGAGGCGGTCAGTGACTACGAGTTTGGCACTGACATGTTAGACGAGGACTTCTAATGAGAAGGTTGAGCATACGTGGTGGTACGTTTACTGATATTGCTGATGGGCAAGAAACCCCTTTAGGTGATATGGTAAATGTAATCATCGTGAATGCCGCGCCTGTATCAAGATCATATTTTGGTAATGAGTTTGACCCTAACAAGTCTACTGCGCCAGTCTGTTGGTCTGATGATACACAACGACCCTCTACCAAGGTATCAGAGGATAACGTGCAATCACGTAGGTGTATGGACTGTACACAGAATGTACGTGGTTCTGGTGAGCATGGTGGTAGGGCTTGTCGGTTTCAACAACGACTTGCTGTTGTGTTTGAAGGAGATCTCGAAGAGGTGTATCAGTTGCAGATACCTGCCAGTTCTATATTCGGCAGAGCGCAAGGCGGTAACATGGGTATGCAAGAGTATGCTCGCCACCTATCTTCACATGATACGTCTGTTATTGCTGTCGTTACAAACATTACGTTTGATAAAGATAGTGTTGTTCCAAAACTTTATTTTAAACCTATGCGACCTATTGACAAAGGTGATGGGCTAAAGATAGCAGAGATGGTGGTACACGAAGATACAAAACGTGCTATCACATCATTCGTCCCTGTAACTAGTGAACCCTCACCCTTCGGTAAAGTGGAAGGTGGGTTTGATATAAATGCAAACTAAGGTAATTAATTATGGCTAATACAAATAGCAGTTATATTATAGAAAACGTTGAGGCTCTTTGGCCTCGTATCAATAAACCATACCGTTTTGATAACGCAGAAAATCGCACTGTACCGTGTACCGCGTTTGACGATGGTGCTAAATACGAGATTAAATTTCGTATGACAAAAGATCAAGCTAAGGCTTTGTATCTTGAAATGTGTAAGGCGTATGAGGAACGCAAAGAAAAAGGGTGGCCTGAGAAAGTTGATAATCCATTCACCAAAGATGACGATGGTATGTATGTGTACAAAGCCACGTTGAAAGGTGCGTATGGTAAAGAGGCTACACTTAAACCTGTACAAGTGGACTCGAATGGGAGTAAACTACCAGAAGATTTCATGTTAACCACAGGCAGTACAGTCAATGTGGCTGTAATCTTTGTGCCCTATAACATGCGTGAAGCAGGAATCTCACTACGTTTGAAAGCGGTACAAGTAATTAAATATGTACCTATGGAATCTAGCACGCCATTCGGTAAGGTTGAAGGTGGCTTTACATTCCAGAAAGATGATAACCCTTTTGAGGTTGTTGAAGCTAAACCTACTACCAATGTTATTGAAGGTGAGTTTGGTGATACACCTGAACCAAAGAAAGTCAGTAAAAAAGCAACACCTAAACCAAAAAAGACTGACGCTGATCTTGCATCAATCGTAGACGACTGGGACGACTAGTCCCACAAACTTAGCTAGGTATAACCGAAAAGGGGGCAACTGCCCCCCTGCTATCTCCACCCTCGGAATTAGGAATGTATTATGGATGCAGAAGTATTTTTGCGGCACGTCACAGGGGAAGACGGGTACTACTGTTTATTTGCTGTTAAGCTAGGACAAAATGACAGGCCACAAACGTTTCATACAGACTATGATTCGTTACTACAAGAAGCACGTAAGCTAGATGCTCGTGGGTATAGCCCATACTTTGCACTGGCTACGTTTGAAGAAAGTGGTACTCGTGTAGCTGACAACGTAAAACAGTTAAAGTCTTTCTTTATGGACATCGACTGCGGGGAAGGCAGAGATTATCCAACGAAGAAAGAGGGATTACAAGCCCTACAAAGATTTTGTAAGAAGGTTGAACTACCAAGACCTTTGTTAGTTGATTCAGGTAGAGGGGTACATTGTTACTGGCCTTTGTCTGAACCTGTTAGCAAAGAAACGTGGAAGCCTGTAGCCGAGCACCTTAAACAGCTATGTAAAAATCATGGGTTTATTGTTGACCCATCAGTAACTGCCGATGCGGCTCGTGTACTGCGTATACCTACTACGCACAATCATAAGACTGAACCACCAACAGAAGTAACATTCTTTAGTGAGCATGTACCAGAGTATGTGACGCTAGATGAGTTTGCTAAGTGCATTGGTGCGGATAAGGTAGAAACAAAGTCACTTGAGCCTATGCCTAACAGCGCAGTTATGGATGCGTTGATGGGAAACAAACAATTCAAATTTAAAGATATTATTGCTAGAGAATCTAGCTGTGCGCAGTTAGTTAACATAGTAGTAAATCAGGATGAGTGTAGTGAGCCTATGTGGCGAGCAGGGCTGTCTATAGCTAAGTTCTGTTCTGATGGGCAGAAAGCCGCACACGTTATGTCTAAGAATCACCCTGAGTATTCAGCAGAAGAAACACAGGATAAGTTTGACAAAATTAAAGGGCCTTATCAATGTGCACACTTTGATGAGTTCAAGCCTGATGTATGTACCAAGTGTCCGCACTGGGGCAAGATCAAGTCACCTATATCGTTAGGTGGTAGCATAAAAGAAGCTACCGAAGAAGATAATATAGTAGAAGTACCTGCACTTGATCTACCAAACACACCTACTACTACGTATGTAATTCCTACATACCCAAAGCCATATATACGTGGCGCTAGTGGTGGTGTATATATACGTACCACAGATGAAGAAGGTGATCCTACTGAGGAACTTATATACCACAACGACATTTACATCGTCAGTCGTATTGTAGATGTCGAACTAGGGGAAGTTGTGGTAATACGTTTACACCTACCACAGGACGGTGTACGTGAATTTACAGTTCCACTTACAGCAGTAACTTCAAGAGAAGAATTTAGAAAACAGATGTCCATGCAAGGCGTGGCAATAACAAAGATGGATAAACTTATGACTTATATGACTACTTGGATTAACGAGTTGCAAGCTACTACAAAAGCTGACTTGGCTCGTACCCAGTTTGGTTGGACTGATGATACACACAGTGCATTCATTTTAGGCAATCAAGAAATATCAAGAAATGGTGTAAAGAGTAACCCACCATCTAAAGCTACAGCAGGTTTGATGAGTGCGTTCAAACCAAAAGGTACGCTAGAGCAGTGGAAAGAAATGGCTAACTTCTATAACCGTGATGGCTTTGAGTTACACCAATATATAGTAGCTAGTGCTTTCGGTTCACCACTTATGGCGTTAATGCCCATCGCATGTTCGAGCTTACACGTTCATAGTAAGGAGTCTGGACTAGGTAAGACCACTGCTATGTACGTAGGAGCGTCTGTTTGGGGCAATCCAAAGACCTTAGTAGTCGAAGCAAAAGATACGCAGAATTCATTGATGTTACGTGGTGAGGTATACAAGAACTTACCTTATTACATTGATGAGTTAACAAACGCCAAGGGTGAAGAACTATCTGACTTAATATATCAACTATCTAGTGGTAGGCAACGTAACAGGATGGCAGGTAGCGCGAACACAGAGAGACATCGGGGTGAGCCGTGGAGTTTACTATCTATATCTACAGGTAACACTAGTGTCATTGAACGAATAAGTGCTTTCAAGAATGCTCCGAAGGCCGAAGCGGCTCGTATGCTAGAAACAAAAGCTGTTAAGTTATTTGATGAGACAAAGACTAAGCACCTGACTGACAAACACCAGTCTAACTCTCAAAACATATATGGGATTGTAGGCGTACCTTATCTGCAATACCTGATGCAGAACATGGATAGAGTTATAAACCTACTACAAGAAGTACAGCAGAAGTTAGATGCAGGAGCACAGCTTACTGCACAGGAAAGGCATTGGTCAGCAGGTTCTACCGTTACTGTAGCAGGGTTTATGTTGGCTAGTGAACTTGGGTTCTTAGAGTATGACAAAGAAGGCTTTTTTAGGTACGCCCTACGCTTATTAAAAGAGAATAAGACTATGGCTAGCGATATGATAGCTTCTACGGCTGACACATTGAATGACTTTGTGCACGAGCATTGGGGTAGCATACTAAAAATTAAAAGCACTGATGATATGCGTAAGAATCAGGGCAATGGTATGGACGACCTAGTTATACCTGAAGCTGATCCTCGTATTCGCTTGGTAGGTCGTTATGAGACTGACGTTAAGAAGTTATACATAATACCTAAAGTATTGAAAGCATGGGCTGCTAAACAACAGATAAATTACAGTTCATTGATAGACGAATTGAAAGCTAAGTTTAAAGGTAAGTATGAAAAGATAAGGCTTACTAAAGGTACATCAACCAAGATGCCACTAACACACGTGTTTTGTGTAGATTGTTCTGAAGTTGATTTAGACGAAGATGCTGAAACTTGATGACATAGCACCTGATGGCGTACGCATTATCGTACGTTGGGATAAGATGGGCGTTGGCGCTTCAGTCTTCGTCCCATGTATCAATGCTCGTAAAGCACGAGAACAAGTTAACGTAATATTTAAAAGAAGAGGTTGGAAATACAAAGCCCTAACCTCCATAGAGAGTAACAAGTTAGGTGTACGCTTTTGGAGGATCGTGTGATATTATAGGAAAAGAAGTAACTTCCTCCCCTTTGTTGCTTCTGTCACTCCCTTGACTCCCCTTTGTTCCGAGGCATTGGGGAGTTTTTTTATTTACTGTATTCTTTCCAACTATCCATTAAGGCTTCTCTATACATAGCAGATACAACAACTCCATTATGTTTAGTAGCCGCAGATCTATGTTGAGCTTTCACCGAAGCCTTAATATTATCACGCGATATAACAAACTTTTGACCTTTATGCCTTTTGTTAAATTCTTTTATGTCTTCCCACGTATCAGCCATTTCTTGGTAGTCTCTATCTCGTAACGCCTTGTAGTATCTACCAGTAAGTTTCTTACGCTCTTTTGCTATAGCAGTGGTGACTTTGGTGTCTCTAGCGCTCTTTTCGCTGTTAAATGCCAAGTCAGTTGGCATAAAGCCTAGGAATTTAGAGAAGATTTCACCACCTTTAATATCATCAAGCATAGGTTCACCTGCCCTAGTTAACACACCCTCATCGTAATATCGGAATGAAGTCAGCACATTTGATGCACCCGCAGGAGCAAACGACTCTGTCGCACGAAGGAAGTTACCATCCGCAAAGTCTTTCATACCCCTTTGGAATCTACTTAGAGTGCTAACAAATGGCCCACCTAAGTAGTAACCAAAGTTAGCTTCTACACTAGGATCTCGCATGTAGCGTCTTGACTGGAATATTAAATCATTTAGTTTAACACGATCAGATATAGACATGCCTGTAAGTGTAGATACCGGCCCTTTGTAGAAATCCTCTTTTATAAACTTACGTAACCTTGTATCTGCATCATCTTCGTCATCATCTAAGAATAGATCCCAAAGCGTAGATATTATGCCCCACAGGGGAGTACCACCAATACCCGCAAAAAAGGCCGCGCTTAAATGTATACCCGCTAATTGTTGTAGCCCTATTTTTCTTTCTTGTGGGGTAGAGAATATACGTAATATACCTTTTATACCCGCTTTTATCATAGCTGAGTTCATAAGCACACCATAACTCTTATACATGAGTGCCAACCTACCAACATCTTGTTTTGCTACGGGCATTGTAGTTTCTAAGGTAGAACCACCGTTGGTTTCTTGTGTTAGGTATATGGCATCCAAAGCGGCTATCTTACGTAACTCGTTTACATTTGGAGGTACGTCAATTTCTTTACCCAAACGAGGGCTGTAGTATTTCTTACCTGCCTTAAACTGTTCAGCCATTTGCTGACGTATTAAGTTGTAAGAGCCTATAATTACTGTCTGGGTGTTAAAGCGTTCACCTTGTACAAAGAAGTATGCAGACGCTCGCATTAGTTTGTCATACCTACTAGTCTTCTCGTCAACACCCAACTCTCGGTTTATGTTTGTGCCAAACAATTTACCTTGTAAATCAGCTTCTTTTATCACTGGTATCAAAGATTCTAGCTGTTCTATTTCTTCTAACGCGGCCTTTTCGTCCATAGCGTGTTCGCGTATCTTCTTCTTGTGGCTTTCTTTTAGCGTGTAGGTAGCCCCTTCACCTGTACCTTTTATATCATAAAATTCTTTTATGGACATTCTGGAGCCACCAACCATACGTGCTGATCGCATAAACTCGTCGATAGTCCTTTGTACACCAAACCGTGGCGCTAGGTACGGCATAACAAATAATGGAACCTGTGTCATGTTTACAATGGCGGATGATAAGTTAAAGCCTAGTGTGTACAAAAACGCTACTTGGTTTGCATGTTTAATAAAGTATTCTTTACCCTTATCTTTAGCTCCCATCAATGCAAAATTGGCGTGGTCTTGTATGAGCGCATCTCTGACAGCATTAATTTTAGCGTTGTCTGGTTCCTCTTTGCTTAACTCTGTCGCCCTATCAGTAATATCTCTAACTGCCATACGAATCTCTGCGGCTGATCTTATTTTAGCGGCTTGTAAAGCCAAAGATTTACCCTTTGTCTGCGCGGCAGTCATCACATTTTGGTCGTAACCAAAGTCTCCCTTACGTGCAATTAGTGAACGCACAAAAGAATTCTCTGGAGTTGTAGCGGCATACATGCGAATCACTTGGTCTTGTATAGATTCCGAAACGTTCTCTTTCTGTAACATGTCCAATATATCTGATACAAATGTACCACTAGGAGATTTCTCAAACAAAGGTCTTGTAAGTTCTCCATTAAATTTACTGATAGTGGAGTTATCTACGTCAGGGTCAGCTTCTAGTCTTTCCACCATAGCATCGCGTTGCGCTACATGTTCGTATGTAAGTAAGGCGTTCTCAACACCAAGTGCTTCACCTGTCTTAGGGTCTCGTCTTGTATAAGTAAACCATATTCTAAACTCACCATCGTCCCGCACTAATGGAAAGTAGTTTTTTATTTTAGCTTTGGATAGCAGTTTTCTGTTTATATCCCGTAATAACTTCCTACCTGCCTCGTTACCTGAATCTTTTATAATTCTATCAGTCTCAACGTCCATAGCTTTTTCAATGTCGTTAAATGTAGAAGCGTAATAACTTTTTTCCCTGTTATATTGTTCTTTCATTTTTCGTTGTACGTCAATTGGGAACTCGTTTAGTTCGCGTTGTAACTCATCAAATACTTCTGCTAGATCTACAGTTTCAAGTGTTTTACCTTCGTAGTCTGAACGCTTGCCGAAAGGGTCTACGTCATAGATGGTAGCACCGTAGTCTGGGCTGTAAACAATACGGTTAAATGCAGCAAATACTTTTGCGCCTACACCTTCAAAAAACTTTCTTTGTTGTTCTATAAACTTGTCGCTTCTAGCAATAGCGGCATCACTACTCCCGCGCTGTTTGTTTATCTCCCTATGTAGCTTGTGTCCCAGATCTCCAAAACCTGTTACAGTAGCTATATCTGCCAGTGTGGAAAGGTGTATGAACTTAGCGAAGTTTCTAAGGCCTCCACCTCGGGCTTTCATGTTCTTCCAAAAGTCTGACATTCCGGGTTGATGTTCTTTTACTTCAAGACGCGCTTCTTCTAATCTATCTGTTGTAGATTTAGCCATCTCTCTTATAGAACCTCTATCGGAACGTACATACCTAAAGTTAGGATCTAGGTTAGGTTCTAGTATAGCTTCTGCTAATCTATCTATTTCTTGTAAAGCGCTACCTAATTGTCTAGGTGGATCTCCACGCAACATACGTAAAATGTTTTTAATGATATTGATAAATTTATCTAGCGCCGTGTATTCTTTACCATCTACTTTAATCTTACCTAATTCTTTTCTAAACACACGATTGTTAAGCCCTTCAGCTAAAAACTCATGTATGTCTGTCGTGCCGTATGCAGTGCCTAACTTACCTTCAAGGTCATTGAACAGCTTGTATAGAGCCTTGACAGCAGGAGAGTTAGGATTCTTCTCTATGGCTACTTCACTCAATGCGTGACTAGTTTCGTGCAATACAAAGTGCGTAGTTGTGTTGAAACCTTCTTTTAAGGTTATGGTATCTGTTCTGTAGTCATAGTATGCAAATGGCACTTCATCAGCGTTTTTATAAGCCTGTGGATACCTTTTAACAGTTTCTTCACCAGTTACAAATTCTACTTTTGTATCAGCTATCTTGTTAGCAAAGTTTCTTGCGTTAGCTCGTAACTCAGAACTCTCTGCAGTTTTCGCTAGTTCTAACAATGCTTCTTTTAACTTGTTTGCACGTAGTAACTTATCTACTTTGTCAGATACCATACGTAGTAATACCTTGGCATCTGCTTTGGATATTTTAGCTTCTCTAACTACCTCACCTTCGTACTGCTTACCTACAGTAGTTATGTCTTCTTTAGTAGCTTCATTTAGCATGTACTTTGAGCCGTAGTCATCAAGCATGCGTCGCAATGCGCCATAAGATACCCCAGTGTCCTTCCACTTTTTGGCTATCTGTTGCATCACCTCTACTTTTATTTCGCGCTTGGCCTCTTCTACTTTTCTTTTATCTACAGCCTCTTGGTCTATCTCAACTCCTTTTTTAGCTGGCTCCGCTTTAGGCTGTGCTTTAGCTTTAGGCTGTGCTTTAGCTTTAGGCTGTGCTTTAGGTTTAGGTTGTGCTTTAGCTTTAGGCTGTGCTTTAGGTTTAGGTTGTGCTTCAGCTTTAGGTTGTGCTTTCTTCCTAGTTACCTTAGCCTTACGCGTCTTAACAGCTTTTTTAGCTGTGTCCGCAGTCTCTTTCTTAGCAGCAGCTTTTTCAGATTTTTCTTGCGCCGCTTTAGCATCTGCTTCACGCAACTGTTGTACCTTAGTACGTAGGGCTTTGTTAGTTTCTTGACTTAAATTCTTTTTAGCCCATGCCAAGACCTTAGCGGCTTTTTTAGGAGTTAGCCCTCTAGTGGTTATTCCAGCAGTTTTAATTGGGTTATTGTTAGGGCTAGCTACTTGATATGTGGCATGTAACAAAGCGCTCATTGGGCTATCAAATTTCTGCATGTAAATAGATACTTCTTTAACATCTGCAGGTATAGCACGTTCTAAGGAGTCATCTTGAATTCTTTTTGTGGTTGGTAGGTCGTATACATTTTTTAATGCTCTACGATCTTGATTTAGTTTTCTGTGTTCAGGAACTAGCGTACTGCTAGTAGGGTACTTTACTAGGTCTACTTTTCTACCAGAATCTAGAACACGCTCTTTTGTGGTGGGTGTATCAATTAACGGAGCTTCAACAGGCTCCATCGTAGCGGGTCTGACTGGTTTTGTTCGGAGGCGTGGAGCCCCTAGTTGTAGTTCCTGTTGACTACCTAGTGCAAAGACTGGCTCTCTTTTTCGTCTAGTAGATCTTCTAGTGTTACGCTTACGACCATCCAATCTTCCTTGGAGAGGCTTTCCAGCGCTGGGGGTACCATCAGCACGTCTCTGTCCCATGAATTCTGAACGACTTTGAATGCGGTCTCTAGTTCTTCTCTCGTCAGGTGTTCTAGCAGTTTGCTTTCCAACATTTCCGATTTGCTCCTTTATCTTAGCTTCTAATTTACTAAGATCTGAGTCAGAAGGCAAGAAAGGTTGTCTACTTTCCATCTCTTGTAGTTCGGCAGGGAACATATCCATTTGTTCAGTATTGCGGTTTTTCCTAGCAGCTTTTTGCCTATCGTCAAATTGTTTTTGTTTCGCCGCTTCTGTAACACGCTGTGGCTTTTCTGCACGCTGAGTACGTTGGTATGATTCCAAACTAGCCACTTCAGCCTTGGTTGCTTTTGGGTTTCTGTAGCCGTCTTGTTGCAGGGCTTTTTCAAACTTCTTAGTTAACGCTCTAGAATTAGTGGTGGTAGAAGAATCTAACACTCGGTTAAGTATCGTTCTTCTATTTATCATAGTGCGCTCTTCTCGAGCCCTATCTCTAGCCGTATCTATTTTACGTGTAGAGTCTATTTTATCTTGCTCCACCATAGATTCTAGTTCGGCGGTTTCTAGCTCGTCTATCATATCCCGTGTACTAGTATCGCGCTCAGTCAACGGTTCTTTTAAATCTTGAACAGGTTTTGGGGGCCCTTGTTTATCACGTTCTTCTTGTTCAGCGACATTTAATTCTTCTGCAAACATATCGCCCTGTATATCATCACGCTCTTCTCGGGCTTTTTCTTGTCGCTCATCAAACTTTCTTTGTTCTACACGTTCTTCAGTAGTATCAATACTATCGTCTGTTACTTTAGCTCTTCTACCTTTTCTACTTAAAACGTCTTTAAGTCCCTGTACTATAGCACCAGAACCAGCGCCATAAGAGCCTTCTTCTAGCACGCCCATATTAATAAGTTCTTGTTCGGGGTCGTACCCTGCTTGTACTAAGTTTTGTAGTATAGCGGCAGATGCTTCTTGGCCACCTTCTATTATGCCCGTACCGACCATACGTTGTAATCTAGTAACAATCCCGTTAACAGTATCACTGTCTATCCTACTTACCAGTTTGTCCATTACATCAGACAATCCCGGAATTTTTAGCCTAGTAGCAAGCCTTCCGAGAGGTATCATTTCGGTTAGACCAACACCTACACCTTTCAGGGCGGCTAAATTACGCTCTTCTTCGGTTGCACCTGCGGCTCTAGCACGCTCACTAGATTCTCCCGCACCTGCTGCACCTGACACTACACCTGCTATTGGTATGGCTGCAGGGCCCGCAAACGCTGCAGGTACAAGTCCTAATATAGAACCAACACCTTGGCCTAAGTTATACGCTATAGAATCTTCGTCTACGTTATCAAAAGAAAGGGCTTCTTGAGTTGCTAGGATCTTTTTGCGTGCGGCAAGTTCTGCCTCTTCTTCAAGAGGAGCAATAGCGCCTAGCGCGGCTGAACTATATAAACCCACAGCACCCGTGGGTATACCTTTAAAGAAGTTACCAATCACACCAGTCTCTTCCTCACGTCCCACTTCTAAAGATGGGTACTTCTTGCGCTGTAGTTCGTTGTAGGCTTTTTCATAGAGCTCGCTTAGTTCTCTAGCTTCGCTCTCCAACCCTTGCGCCTTGGCGTTGTTATACGCACTTCTTATGTCTTGTAAGGTAGCCATTTGTTACCTACTTTAAACTTTCTACTAGGTCTTCACCTTTTTCACCAAGATCTATATCGCCGTCTAAAATGTCAGGCTCAGTTTTCGGGTTCGTAGAACTCAGATCACTTTCCTCAAAATTAACATTGTAAAGTTTACCTATCTCGGCCATTACCAATTTACGTGTAGGCTCAGCAACTGTGCCTGAAATTAAATTAGCTAGCGCTATTATCATGTCGTATCTTTCTCGATCGTCTAGTTTACTCAGGTCTAGATTATCAATTTCCACCTGTCTACTTTCCAAGAATTTTTGCTTCTCTTTTGCTCGTTCAGCGTCAATTTTTTCCAACATTCCAAGCAAATAGTTTTTGGTGTCTATGTTCTTCATTTCTAGACGGAAATTTTGCTGTTCACTTATACCTGCAGCTTTAAGTGCCGCGCTAATACGCTCAGCGTTTTGCTCCATGTACATTTGCGTTTGTCCAAGCAACAGTTCTGCGTTTTGTGCGCCTATGTTTGCAAGTGATTGTAGTGCAGCTACTTTAGTGTTTTGGCTAAGTTCAACTGCTTTAGCAACCTGATTATCGGCTTTCTCCAACGCAGCTACCTTAGTATCAAATCGTTGTTTATATTGGTCTATCTTGTTTTGTTTAAACTCTAAAGTTTTTTCATTCTGAGTTCTTGACGCATTTGCAATACGTCTACCTAGCCCACTACCTGCACGCATATCTTGTAGCATCTGTGCACGTTGTACTTCAGGAGACATCTGACGGTCTTGCTCTTTAGCTAAGTCATCTTGTAAACCTTTTAAACCCATTTCTCCTGTTTTGGGGTCTTGGCCTTTATCTAAATCAGCTATGCCGTAGCGCTCATCAAACCTTTTCTGCGCTACGTCTTGTATACCACCCTCACCAAATACATCCTTCTTAGCCATATCTCCAAGGGTACCCATAGTATCCTCACCGACAGCATCACTAGCCATATTAGACTTTATAGCAGTTTGTTGTTCTGGGGTTATCGCGGTATCCATCCCCGCAATTTTTTCAAGCACCGCAGTAGTGTCGGTCATTTGAGGCCCGCCTTGATTGCTACTCATAGCAGACAAAACTTTTTCGTACATAGGATCTTTTTTATATTCCTGACCTCTAGCTATTTCAGCAGATGTTACCACTGGCCCCGGGGTTGTGCTAGAGGTGTCCTGCAAAGAGTTAGGGTCTACATCTAGACTTTTTAACTCTTTTTGAAGTCTTTCTATTTCTTTCTGAACTTGTATTTTTTCGCTAATTATGTCACGAGTGGGTTGCTGAGGGAATTTTGCAAGTTTTTCCCGCTCCTGCTTTAACCTCTGCATTAGACTATCTTTGAGTACCGCTTTCTTTGCTGGATCTGTTGACCCACCTTCAGAAAAACCAACAATACCCCCGCTAGCCATCATAGGAGGACGACCACCAGCCATAGCGGGTAAGCCACCCATAGGAGGTTTGGGAGCGCCACCCATAGGAGGACGACCACCAGCCATTGGCATAGGAGGTTTAGGAGCGCCACCCATAGGAGGACGAGCACCTGCAATACCACCTTGTTGCGGCGGGCGTTGAGGTTGACCTTTTTGCGCGGCGCGTTGCGCCATTATACCCGCAGTCTGATTGGTCATTTCATTCTGCGTCATACCCATGACTTTTTGTTCTAGCTGGTCTTTAATAGTGTTAGGATTTTGCTGTTGCGCCATTTGCAGTTCTTTGAGCGCCGTGTCTTTTTCACGAGCTATTTTTTGAGTAGCCATAACGTCAAGTAGATCTTTAGATACAGTGCTAGTTTTACCTCGCATCTGCATACTATCTGCTTTATCGTTAACCTGTTGGTCAATGTTTCCCATTATGCCTAACATTATGTAGTCTCCGTATTTATATTAGTGGGATCTTGTTGGTACCCGAAAAGTTTTAGTAAGTATTCCATGCCAGCCTGTCCTTGCTGAAGCTCTCCTAACGCGCTGGGCTCTGTGTAGCTAGTAGTCCTAGCCGAAACTGGTAGCCCCTGTAGCAATGACTGCATGTACTGCACCATCTTAGCGTCGTAATCACGTTCTTCTCTAAACTGTCCGTAGTCCGCAGCTATACCTTCAGAAGCTATATCACGTTGTGTTTGACCTGCATTCATTTGTGCTGCTAGGGTATCAAAACCATACTGATTAATGTTTTGTTGGTTTTGTTGCGCTCTATCCATAGCTTGAGTGAAGCCTTGCGCTCGCTGTGTCGCTGCCATGTCACCGATACTTCTAGTTAGGTTGTTAGCAGCTTCGGCACGCAGTAGTGCGTCTCTTGAACCACCGAAAGCGCCCGCACTAGTTAACGCTTGTCTATTTTGTAGCTGAGTAATCTGGTCTTGTCTGCGCATATCAGCAGCGGTGCGATCAATAACATTCTGCTCATAAGGGTTCATAAACCTAGTTGCATCATTAGGGTCAAATGCACCCATTTGTTTGGTTACAGAACTACTACTTAGTGGGTTGTTTAGAGCCATAACACCGGTCATAGCCTGATCTTGCAAAGTGCTAGTTCCCGCAGTTAGCGGGCCAGTGTATGCTTCATACGGACTTTCAGCTTCTGCCCTACCATAAGATAGCATGTCAGTTACATAATCACCTGCCCAGTTTGCAAGTGCTCCCGACTGCCCTACCTCCTGACCTACTGGAGTTTCTTCTTGAGCATCGTATGTGCCTGTTGGCCCACCTTCAGAAAAACCAACAATGCCACCGCCAGCCATTTTAGGCATAAACTTTTGCGGATCTATTTGTTTACCTTGTTCTGGATTACCTGTGCGTGCTGTACGAACATTATCCATCATATTATGTAGCTGTTGTGCACCTGCATCAGAGTTACCATTACCTAGGTGACTTACTACATCTGCAGGTACTACAAACTCACCATCGCTCAAACGTGCTTCTTGCTTACCATCAATACGTGCAGGTACTTTGTCAGCCATGCCATCAGTCTTACCACCTAAGTAGTAACCATTATTAAACAACTGACCACTTTGCATAGAGGCTAGACCCCCACCAGCATACTTGCGTACACTACCACCCATAGCCATACCACTGGTATCATCTGCAGCAGGAGCAGGGTTCATAATTGATTCGATTTCTTCTGGACTCTTACCTTCCATCTCTAGCTTTTGTCTCTGAGATTTTTTCTCTGCGTCAGCTACGGACATGGGAGTAAACTTTTCTTCTTCAGGTTTAGCGTATATGGTGTCTGTAAAGTAACGTCTGCCTTTACCTCCGGGCCTACGTTCATACCCGCGCTTATAGCGATCTCCCCCAAAACGCTGTGAGTTTAGTTCAGCATCACTCATTTCTTCTAAACTGTCCGGGTCGCTAAAATCGCCCTTCATCATTTTCTTGTCGCCAGTAAGATCTTGAGTAGTTAATATGCCTGATCTACTTCCTTCTGTGCGATAGTCCTTATCTTGATCTACACGTTTTCTTACTTTCTGAAGCCTATCAATACCACCCTGATACCCTACTTCAGGGCGGTTTGGCTGTGTGTATTTGCTTATCATAGACGCAGCGCCTATGTTTAGTAGCTGCCCTACAGGATCATTGGGATCACCCATTCGTTCTAGTATGCCATCGCCAAGATCTAGAACCGAGCCACCAATACTAGTTAACAGGTCGCCTATAGTGCCTGTAAGACTATTGTTTTGCCCCGTACTACCTTGAGTTAGCGAGTTGTCTTGATTACCATGCACAGCTGCAGCACTAGAACCGCCGCCCGTGGACTCTTGGACTACTCCTGTACCACCTAAATACGTTGACATTACTTATCTCCAATAATTTTAAGTATTTCGTCAGTCTTATCTTTAATCATACCACCTTTCGCACGCCTTTGTTGTGGCAGTATTATATCATTTAAAAAGTTATCTCCATACATAGAAGCACTTTCATAAAACCCTTTTTGCTGGTCAGTAGCGAACACATTATCGCCAGCGAAATCATATATGTAATCTATGTTGGTTAGCGGTGCTTGTTGTTCCGTAACCTTACGCTCTTGTTGCATGGCTCTAACCAACTCTTCACGCTGTCTTTCTTCTGTTTGCGCGGTTAACATGTTTTGGAATTCAGTTTGCATGTTTAGCTGCGCTTCTAAATTTTGTTGGCGTTGCTGCTCTAATTGCTGTTCAAACTCCAATTCAGCTTGTTCTTGTTCTGCAAATAACCCCGTGGCAGGAGTAAACTGAGAATCCGCAATGGTAGAATAATCTCCAGTATCTACCACATCCTGCATAAATCTTATGTCTTCACTGTCAAATGTACCATCATTATTAACATCATACAACGCATTATATTCATCCGTCGCAGCTTCTAAATACGATTCTGCTAGATTAACTTCTTCTTGTGTTAATTCGTTAGCAGGTTTTCCTATTAAGTTGGCTAATACTTGTATCTCTCCGCTAACCGATTCTATGTCTCCTCGAGTAGCCAAATCCTGCAATTGCCCTTGAATATTTTTAATATCCGTCTGAGCTGTAGTAATAGCGTCCTCAGCCGTATCTAGATCCGCCTGTGTAGCTGTGCCGCTTTCCAGTAATGAACTATAATTATTCTCTGCAGTAGCCAATCTATCAGTAGCTGCAGTCAAATCAGTTTGCAATGTGTCTACTGTGTCTTGAGCAGCTTTAGTTGCAACATCAGCTTGTAGGGTAGTAATATCTTGTTGGGCAGTACCTAAATCAGTTCTTAGATTAGTAACATCTGTTTGTGCTTGTGCTACTGCCTCCTCTGCTTTGTCTAGATCCGCCTGTGTAGCAGTACCGCTTTCTAGCAATGAAGCATAATTATTTTCTGCAGTGGTTAATCTAGTTTCAGCAGCTTCTAAATCAGTCTGCGCAGCTTTAGTTGCAACATCAGCTTGTAGCGTAGTAATATCTTGTTGGGCAGTACCTAAATCAGTTCTTAGATTAGTAACATCTGTTTGTGCTTGTGCTACTGCCTCCTCTGCTTTGTCTAGATCCGCCTGTGTAGCTGTACCGCTTTCTAGCAATGAAGCATAATTATTTTCTGCAGTGGTTAATCTAGTTTCAGCAGCTTCTAAATCAGTCTGCGCAGCTTTAGTTGCAACATCAGCTTGTAGGGTAGTAATATCTGTTTGCGCAGTACCCAAATCAGTTCTTAGATTAGTAACATCTGTTTGTGCTTGTGCTACTGCCTCCTCTGCTTTGTCTAGATCCGCCTGTGTAGCTGTACCTGATTCTTGTAAAGATAGTAACGTAGCTTCTGCAGTAGTCAGTCTAGTTTCAGCCGCTTCTAAATCAGTCTGCGCAGCTTTAGTTGCAACATCAGCTTGTAGGGTAGTAATATCTTGTTGGGCGGCAGTTACTTTACCTTGCTCAGTTTCTAAGGCAGTTTCTAAATCACTAATGTCGCCTTTTGCAATTTCTATGGCTATTTCAGCCGTGTCTAGATCGCCTTGTGTAGCCGTGCCGGTTTCTAGCAATGAAGCATAATTATTCTCTGCAGTAGTCAATCTGGTGGTAGCTGCAGTCAAATCAGTTTGTAGCTGACCTACTTTAGTCTCAGCGTCAGTTAATCTTCCTTGGGCAAGCACTAGGTCAGCTTGTTCGGCTTTTGTACCTAACGAAGTCGTTATTTCAAGTAGTTGTTCTTGTGCCTGTGCTAAATTGTTAGTAGCCGTTTCTAAATTAGTTTCTAGAGTAGATACTCTGCCAGTAGCTGCAGTCAAATCAGTTTGCAGAGTAGAAACTTTACCCTGTTCAGTTTGTATATCAGCTTCTGCTTTATCTAAATCAGCTTGTGTAGCTGCACCTGATCCTTGTAAAGTTACTAACGCAGCTTCTGCAGTAGTCAGTCTAGTTTCAGCAGCTTCTAAATCAGTTTGTAGCGTATCTACATTACCCTGTTCAGTTTGTAAATCAGTTTGTAGATTGGTTATATTAGTTTCAGCGTTGGCAATTCTAGATTTAGCATTATCTAAATCAGTTTGCGCTGCTTTCTTACCTACTTCTGTCTGTAAATTTGTAAGATCATCTTTTGCAGTAGTTAAATCGCTCTCCGCACTAGTGATGCGTCCAGTTAGGGAAGTAATATTGTCTTCTGCAGTATTTAATCTTCCTTCAGCGCTAGTTAACCTTCCTTTAATGGTATCAACATCTGTTTGTGCTTGTTTTACTGCCGTCTCTGCTTTATCTAAATCAGCTTGTGTAGCTGCACCTGATCCTTGTAAAGCCGTTAACTCACTTTCAGCAGTGGTTAATCTAGTTTCAGCAGCAGTCAAATCAGTTCGTAGATTAGTAATGTCTGTTTGAGCTTTATCTACATTATTCTGTTCAGTTTCTAAGTCAGACTGTAAAGTATCTATCTCGAGTTCAGCGTCAGTAACTCTAGTTACAGCCTTATCTAAATCATCTTGTGTTCCGGATAAAGATGTCTGTATTTTCGCAATATCGTTTTGAGCTTCGGATAGGTTAGTTTCAGCAGTTGATAAGTCTAGTCGTAAATTAGTAACGTTATCTTCAGCAGTAGTTAATCTACCAGTAGCTGCGGTCAAATCAGTTTGTAGAGTAGAAATATCACCTTGCGCGGTAGTTACTTTACCTTTCTCAATTTCTAAGTCAGACTGTAGGTTAGTTATATTTGTCTGCGCAGCACCCAAATCAGTTTGTAACTTATCTACATTATCCTGTTCAGTTTGTATATCAGCTTTTGCTGCGTCGAGTTGTTCTTTAGTAGCACTTGTATTTTGTAAGGTTGTTAATTTACCTTCAGCAGTGCTTAACCTAGTAGTAGCTGCGGTCAAATCAGTTTGCAGCGTAGAAACTTTACCCTGTTCAGTTTGTAAATCAGTTTCTAATGTGGATACTCTGTCAGTAGCGGTTGTTAGCGCGTTTGTAGTATTTGTTAAAGTTTCATCTAGATTTTCAACATCAGTTTCTGCCTTATCCAGCCTCTGCTCAGCGGCATTCATTTCACTTTCTAGAGTTTCTACTTTACCCTCTGCAGTAGCTAATCTTAGTTTAGCGGCCTCTAAATCTTCCGTGCTGGCTTTTGTACCTACTAGAGTCTGTAAATTCGTGATGTCACCGGTTATGGTGGATATACTAGTTTCAGCCGTGCTTAATCTTTGCTTAGCAGTTTCTAATTCTTCTTTTGTAGCAGCGTTGCCAAGATCTAATTGTGCTTGAGCTAAGCTCAATTCAGCGCTGGAAAGTCTTCCTAACGCGCCTTGTAGGCTAGTTATGTTTTCTTCAGCAGTGCTTAACCTAGTAGTAGCTGCGGTCAGGTCGGTTTCTAGAGTAGATACTCTGCCAGTAGCTGAAGACAAATCAGTTTGTAGCTTATCTACATTATCCTGTTCAATTTTTATATCAGCTTCTGCTGTATCTAAATCAGTTTGTGTAGCTGCGCCTGATTCTTGTAAAGTTTTTAACGCAGTTTCTGCAGTAGTTAATCTACCAGTAGCTGCCGTCAAATCAGTTTGTAGCTGTGAAACTTTACCCTGTTCAGTTTGTAAATCAGTTTGTAGAGTATCTACCTCAGCTTCAGCGTCGGTAATTCTGTCTTTAGCACTATCTAAATCAGTTTGCGCTGCTTTCTTGGTAAGTGATGTTTGTATTGCATTTATATCAGTTTGCGCTTTAGTTACCTTACCTTTTTCTGTATCTAGCGCAGTTGTTAGCTCTTTAATATCTTTTTCTGCAGCATCAATTAGTGTGTTCGCGTCATCAATTTGTTTAGATGTGGCGGCGCTGTCTAACTTAGTTTCTGCATCAGCCAACCTACCTTCAGCGGCATCCATTTCTTGTTCTAGGGTGGATACTTTACCTTCTGCTGTAGTAAGTCTAGTTGTGGCATTATTCAAAGACTCTACAGACGCTTTTTGACCCAGCGAAGTCTGTACGGTATCCAACGTAGTTTCTGCCGTATCTAACCTACCTTCAGCGGCATCCATTTCTGTTTCTAGGGTGTCAATGTCATCCTCTGCAGTAGTTACTCTTGCAACAGCATTATTTAAGTCTGTTTGTAATTTAGTAACTTTGCTATTAGCGTTGGATAAATCAATTTGTAGCTGTGAAACTTTACCCTGTTCAGTTTGTAAATCAGTTTGCAGAGTAGAAACTTTGCCCTGTTCAGTTTGTAAATTAGTTTCTAAGGTAGATACTCTGCCAGTAGCTGCAGTCAAATCAGTTTGCAGAGTAGAAACTTTACCCTGTTCAGTTTGTAAATCAGTTTGTAGCTTATCTACATTATCCTGTTCAGTTTTTATATCAGCTTTTGCTGCGTCGAGTTGTTCTTTAGTAGCACTTGTATTTTGTAAAGTTGTTAATTTACCTTCAGCAGTGCTTAACCTAGTAGTAGCTGCGGTCAGGTCGGTTTCTAGAGTAGATACTCTGCCAGTAGCTGAAGACAAATCAGTTTGCAGAGTAGAAACTTTACCCTGTTCAGTTTGTAAATCAGTTTGCAGAGTGGAAACTTTACCCTGTTCAGTTTGTAAATTAGTTTCTAAGGTAGATACTCTGCCAGTAGCTGCAGTTAAATCAGTTTGTAGAGTAGAAACTTTACCCTGTTCAGTTTGTAAGTCACCTTCTATAGTAGTTATATTATTTTCCGCAGTAAGCAACCTACCTTCAGCGGCATCCATTTCTGTTTCTAGAGTGCCAATGTCATTTTCCGCTGAGCTAACGCGAGTTAAAGCGGCGGTTAAATCTGCTGTAGACGCTTTACTTGCTATATCATTCTCTAGCTGAGCAATGGTTGTTTTCATGCCAGAAACATCATTTTGCAAAGTGCTAATGTTGCCGTTTATAGTAGTTATATTAGTTTCCGCAGTGGTTAACCTAGTAGTAGCTTCGGTTAAATCATCTTCCAGATCATCAATATCACCTTGCGCGGTAGCTACTTTACTTTGCTCAAGTCCTAGATTAGTCTGTAAAGTAGAAATATTACCTTGAGCGGTAGTCAAACTACTTTCAGCGCTAGTTAGGTCTATTCTTAGATTACTAATGTCTGTTTGCGCTTGTACTACTGCCTCCTCTGCTTTATCTAAATCAGCTTGTGTAGCTGCACCTGATTCTACCAAGGAAGCATAATTATCCACTACGGTAGTTAATGTATTAGTAGCTGCGGTCAAATCAGTTTGTAGAGTAGAAATATCACCTTGCGCGGTAGTTACTTTACCTTGCTCAGTTTGTAAGTCAGACTGTAGCGTAGATACATTACCCTCTGCAGTAGTTAATCTGGTAGTAGCTGCAGTTAAATCAGTTTGTAGAGTAGAAATATCACCTTGCGCGGTAGTTACTTTACCTTGCTCAGTTTTTAGGTCAGACTGTAAATTATCTATATCGGTTTCAGCAGTGGATAATCTTTGATTTGTGCTATTTAGAGCGGATTGGCTTGCTGTTCTCGACAGCGTCCGATTTATAGTGGCAATGTCCGATGTAAGTCCAGTAATCGCATCAGCGTTCTGTTTAGCTGCAGCAAAAAGTCCTGTGGCTGTACCGTTATTATTTTCGGCAGGTTTTCCTATATTATCGTCCAAAAACTGCTGTATTTGATTTATACTAAGTCCCGCTAACTCTAAATCACGTAAAATACCTGAACCATCTTCTCCAATAGCCCCCAGAGTTGTTAGTATATCTGAATCACCTGCTTCTATTCTTGCGTATAGCCCTGTAGCCGTACCATCATTATCTTCAGCCGATTTACCAATTTGATTTAGTACATCATTGGTTATGGTGTTATTTATAGAATCTACAGCAAGGGTCAACTTGTTATCAAAAGTGTTGAATTGCATGTCTGCATCTAGCTGAGTTTTCCTTAGTTGACCTAACAACGTATCACCATCCAAAAACACCATATAGTCTCTTACGCGAGTTCTTTGCTCTGCCCCAAGAGATTTATATAGGTTGTCAACATCCCCCACACCAATGTATCCATTTTCATTAAAGTCCGCTACAGGGTCGTATCTAGGATCGTTTCTGTTTGGGACGGGCCCATCAGCTAGAATCGACTGCATGTAGTTTATACGTTGTATAATTGCGTTATCTTCAGGATTAATGCTAGGAGCAGCAGGGAAATACGTGTTTATTATTTCGTCTTTTACTCTAGTTGCCTCACTAGTAGCAAGACCTCTAGCGCTGGCTATGTCCGCGTCTAACTTAGTTTGCACCGCTAATAAAGCTGCTTCACGCTCAATACCTTCTAGTTTAGACGCGTTGTATACATCTAAAAAATGCCCTGTAGGTGCGGTCTTCCAATCTGGATCACCGTTTGCTTTATATTTTATGGTGCCATCGGCGTTTATCTTATACTCGCCCGGAACACCAATAGTAGTTTTTAAGGCACTAACTTTTTCATCCATAGTAGAGTTTAAAGCGGTCTCAAACGCAGCAATGTCCGTGTAATCGCCTAGTATTTCCTCCCTAGCGCTTGATTCGGCAGCTATAGCGGTTTCTATAACTAAGTATACGCCCGAGGCTTTCTTTTCGTCCGTAGCAGGGCTACCTAAGTTTGTAGCCAAACTGGCTATTGTTGTGTCCTGCGCAGTGTTGGCTGCTTTATATGCAGCTTCAACGCTTGCTACCGCTTGATCTGTAGTAGTTTGACCTGCGTCTAGTTCTTTTAGAACCTTAAATATGCCAGATTCTTTGCCCGCCTCATTACTACCCAATAAATCTGTTATTGCCGCTCTAGCGTTAGCATCAGCCACGCCTTGATTTGTTAACGCTGTATTTAACGCTTCAACGGCGTTGGCTAGGTTGGTCGCCGCGTCGCTATCGCCTGATGCTATGTCTGCTGATAAGTTTTTAAGTAGTAAATATATGCCTGACTCGTCACCTTCTACACTGCTACCTAGAGCCTCAGATACCTCACCTGTAGCTAAAGTCTCTAAAGAACCGTCATCTACTAATTTTTGCACTACCGCAGCAGCAAAATTGGCCTGTGCTGTAGCGTCTTGGAATGCAGCATCTACAAGGTTCTTTACTTGGTTTGGAATACCGCTAATACTGGTATCAGCTAAAAGTATTTCTAAAACCTCCTGTGCTGTGGGAGAATCGGGGCGGGCTTGCAAATCTGCAATTGCGGTGTTGATTTTATCAATTTCTGCTTGTGTCATAAGTGATCCGCCAAGTTCTTCCACTATATTTGTGGGTACGTGATTATCCTCATTATACTGTGCCAACAGGCTTTGTTCTCTTAGTGGCAATCCAGCCACATAAGCGTCTATTACATCTTGTGTAAGTGTAGACTCTCCAGTCTGCGCGTCAATAAACGTAGCATCTAGTGGTACAATGCCATCTCGCATGTCTTCTAGATGCTTTATTATGTCATAGTTTTGTGCTGTTGTGCGACCTGTCCCAAGTTTGTCTTCTCCATAACTATCTACTACGTAATCGGTCAGCCTATCGGACAGATTAACTGTAAGTCCGGGAGCACTAAATTGATCTTGCATGGTAAGCGCAACTTCTATGTCTGATCCGGAAGGTTCAAACCCTATGTATTCATACGCTCTTTCCGCTTCCAAAACAGTTACATAGTTTTCATCGTCTACTGTGTTCATAACTGCATTGTATACCTGTGGAAAGTCCATAGAGCTTACCCCTATATCCGTAAGTAGGGCGTTTGTAGTTAGAACGTCTTTATTTTCTATAGCCACTTTTAGCGGTTCATATTGAGTAACAAGTGTGTTAGCAATAGGATCGTTACTATCACCGCCAAAAACGTCGTTTAGGGGAGTAGATAACCCCATTACAGTTGCAGATGTAGTTGTTCCCGCTATAAACCCTAAAGTACCAGACCTTGCAGCCTCTCCTAGTGGGTCTATATCTGTAAATCCTAGACCATACAAATAACTCGATGTAACTAGTGCTCCTCCACCCTCTGTAAAGAACTCACCGGCACCTTCAGCAAGAGATGTTCCAACAAGATTTCCAACGCGTAGCATCTTGTCGCCTGTAAGTTCTATGACTTCTGAAGCGCTTTCACCTAGTATTTGTCTATCTAATTTAAAGGTAAACTTGTTAGTACCTGCCATTATTGCCACAGTGGTGGTAGCAGCGTCGTAAGCACCTTTAACAGAATGGTAGTCTATCTCATCCTCAGTGTAGAGAATTGGCCCACCCGCATTTTGGGATTGTATATTTGCGTTTTCTAATGTGTTTCTTATAGTTGATTCTGCCTCTGACCATGTAGAACCAAACTCTACGCTAGCGTCACCTGTAATACCTATTTTAAGTGTAATGTCTTTAGCAATGTCAGGACTAAACTCCTTAACAACTCTACCTGCGCCTCTAGCTATTAATACTTCCCATCCTATTTCGGCTAACTCTTCTCGAACTACCTCTTTGTAAAACATAGTCGGAAATTCAACAGCCGCACCAAACACCGCTTTAACATTTGCCCAAGCACCTTGACCTTCCGCTTCGTTCATCCTTGCGTACATAGCGTCACGTTCGTCCGTATAGGTAGAAGATAAATATCCTTCAGACACATCAATCAACATGTCAACTGTATTGCTAAACTCATTGTTTGTTATTGACTCTAAACCTATGTCTTTGTAAAGAGTCTCTGTATGTTTAACTCCCGCAAGTCTTGCTTCTTCATATAAATCTGGGTGCTCGTTTTCCATCATATAGACAAAACTTTGTGCCCAAGGTGCAGAAGCAAAAAGCTGTACATCGGTGTAAAAGTTAACGTCACTATCTACTATGTCATTTTCTATAGCTAGCTCGACCAACTTATCTCTGTATGCTTTCTCTCCCTCCATTTGCGCTGCTATAACCTCATCACTAACAGCTAGTGACCTAAACGCAGTATTTCCGTAACCAAAAAACGCTGCCGAAGTAGAAACAAATTTTGCTGCGTCATCTACAGCGTCTATGCCATATTCAAGTTGGTTTTTATATACGCCTAAACGATTGTTTTGCCACCACGATCTTTCGTCTTCAGGTATGTCTTCTATTTCTTTAATTTTATCTTGCAGTTCAGTTACATCTTGTTGTTTCCAATCTAAATACCTTTTAGCTGTCCTGACTATCCAAGGCATGTCTTCGTCCTTGGGTATGCCCTCTATAGGTACCCCTAGTATATTGGTAGGAGTTAACGGTGGCATACCTGCACTTTCTAGATAGGAATTTACCGCATCCATAGCAGATTGGTTGTCCATCCCTCCCAATATACTTAGGTACGCATCTGGATCTGTATTAACTAAGTCATTTAGAGTTGTAGCGGCTTGTGTCTGTGGTACTGAATTCACACTCTGCGTGTCTACGTCAAGTTGTATACTTGATGGTGGTGTTGTCCAAGTATATTCACCCGCATCATTAATTACCCTTACCTGCCCATCCTTGATGAGTGTTTGAAAAAACTGTTCTTGTTCCTCCGGGGTGTCAAACTGCAATGGAATTCCAGTATAACTTAAAAGATCGGTCTCATTAGCTACATATTCTCTAGCTTTAATACGGTTTTCTACTTGTTCTAGGTTTGTAAAGCCCGCTGGTTGTCCATCTTCTGTAACGTACGCGTTATTAATACCTGCTAGCACCGCGCCATCTAAATCACTAAGGACTAGTGTAGAGCTAACAATACTAATCTCTCCAGTGGAAGCGTTGACATCTATAGTTAAGTCATCCCCTGCTATTCGTTCTACATACTGTAAATCAGTGAGAGTACCTGCGTCGTCTAGATTCCTATTGGTAACTATTGTGTGTTTTATTTGATTACGGATAGATAGTCTTTCACCAGATGTTAGTTTTGAATCGTCTATCCCAGACTCAGTTATAACTGCTGTATATATAGTGTCTACGCCAGCATCTACACGCCCGTTATACTCTTCGGCGGTTGTTGGTGCGCCATTAAATATACCTTCTGACAAATAATGCTGTATCACATCAACATCTGGGCCCAGCCCATTAAGTTGTCTGTATCCTTCCGGGTTGTTAATAACTTCTGGAGCGTTGGCCTCCATTATTATTTGCATTACATCGCCATTAAATTTTTTAACCGCTGGATCAAATTGACTTTGCAGTCCTAGATCATCTCTAAGCGTTTCATACTCATCTGCTAACGCGTTCTCTTTTGCGTCCAAATTCTTTATTTCGGTGCTTATTTTAACTATTTCGTTAGTAGCCTCTGCTAGTGCAGCGTTGTAGTTCGGGTCTTGCTGTAATTCAGCTAGGGCACGTTGGTCGTCTTCAGTAGCATCAGGAGCATTGGCGGCGGCGAGTAAATCAGTTCGTTGTTTCTTTAGATCAGCCAACACTTTTTCCGCGTTTTCCATATCTATAGATAGCTGATCGCCTTCTTTCTGTATATCGTCTAATTCCGACCTTTTTGCGACAACTATGTCAAAATTGCCGGATACGTTATCCATATAGTTTTTAAAATCTGAAGGGAAAGTACCACCCTCTACACTAGTTCTAATAGCATTTTCCGCCGTTGCCGCCATAGCACGTAACGCGTTATCACCTGCGTTTGGATTGCCCTGTAGTACGGTGTTTAACGCCGCTCTTATACCAGCTGCAGCAACTGGCGCAGTTAGTATATCCACCGTAGTTGCGTCCATTTTCTTTAACTGCTCTACAGTTATAAGTTCTCGTGTAAACGCACTGACAATTTGAGCTTTAGATTGTAAAGTGCCGCCTTGACCAAGAAGTTCCTGTACTAAACCTACCTTAACTGCTTCTTTAATAGCAGGATCTAACTGTGAATTAGCTGCTCCCACATATTTTTCTAGGTCTTCGTCTAATTTTTCTATTTGATTTTTAACGCCATCGGGTAGGTCTTCATACATTAACTTCCCTTTGGCTATTACCGGCACTACAAAACTATCTATTGCTTTATCTATGTTATCTATTACATATTTGTCGATACCCTGAACAAGCTCAGACTCATCCAACACCTTTTGAAGTTTAGCCATTGTAGCTTCAAAATCCTCATTTATAGTGGCCAGTATGTCTCCAAAAGGTATTTGTTCCACTTGACCTAGTAGATAGTCTCCAAGGTTAGCTAGGTCACTGTCACCCATGAATTCTTGCGCAACCCGCATCATATTTTTTATGTCATTTTCCATACCCTCAAAGAAAGTTCTAAGTTTATTCTGAGTCTCACTGCCGGTGTATAAATCTCCTAAATAATCTCCTAAAAAGTCAATGGTTTCACCAAGAATGGCCTCGTCAAAATCATCTCCCCTAGCCATCTTTTCAACAACGCCGTTGATAGCAGCGAACTGTTCCTTAGTCATGTTAGATATAAATTCATCGGAAGCGCCAAGTGCCGATAGTCCGCCTTTAATCCAATCATCACCAAAATCTACTAATACCGGCAATATAGCATCTTCTAGGTTTCCCGCACCTGCAGCTCTAAGTACAGTTATGGTTTGGCTATAATTCATCCCTGCAATACCAATACCTGATTGCGCAACGTTCATGTAGTCCACATAGGCTTTTGAACCTTCTGCTAACCCACGTGCAGCCGCTTCAGCTTTAGCCACCTCTTCAGGAACTGGCATGGTAATTTTGCCTAGTTTTACAAGTCCAGAAATCGCTAAACTTGCCCAGTCTTCACCATGCAAAGTTTGCCCATCTAAAACTTTCAAGGCTATGGTAGCTAATTCTATATCTAAAGCTAGTTTTGCTCCGGCTGGGCCACCAAATATGGTTAAGCCTATCTGAACAATTGCTTTTAGTGGGCCCAAATCGTCCAATATTTTTTCTAGGGTGCTAGGAGAATCATTGAGCTGAACCCATATCATAGTATAATCGCCGACCTGAGATTCAGTGCCTATATCTACAAAATACCCCGCGCCGTTACCCGCGCCATGAGGAAATGCGCTGTCCTCACTAACATTTGCAAAACTATTTCTTACAGTAGCATCATTAAGATACATGGGAGTTACCCAGTCACCATACTTACCAAAGGTTATGTCATCATCCCCGGGCATTTTCATGTATAGTCTATTAGTATCCCACCCCATATTTGTCTGTATTGTTTCCGGTTGAAAGGCGTTTGGTAACTCAATATAAGCGTCTACTTCATAGTCGGGTATAGATGCCAACCAAAGTTTTGTATACTCTTCTTCTGCGTATTCTTCACCTCCCTCTGCTAAAAGCTCTTTGTATTTTTGGCTTTCTTTTCTACCCGCCCAAGCATCACCTAAACGCAGAGCTCCACCTAGATTTACAGCTATTTCTCTATCAAATGCCGTGGTGCCTGACTCTATTGAAAGAAGTACCTCTTCAGTGGCCTCAGTGTACCTATCTATAATTATTTCTTCGTCTTCAGTTATTCTGGGTACTTCTTTCCACTTGTTTATTTCTTCATCTTTGTAGTCTTCTTCTAAGAACTTTAATATAGGGCCGCCCGTACCGTTAGCCCAAGTATGTTCAATACCGGATGCACCACTACTATGGGTAACGGCATTCTCACCAGAATTAAGGTTTAGAGGATCGTTTATTAGGTCTTTATATTCTGTAGCAAACTTTACAAACTCTTCTTCGCCATACTTATCTACAAAATCATTTATAAACTTGCCTAATCCCATGTTCTGCCAGTCTCTTCTTGTAGCAGGGTTAGGTAGTAAGTCATTGAAAGGTTCTAATTTTTCTGGCGCATACTCAAATGGGCCATCTAGCTCAATAACACGTCCTTCACCTCTAGGATCATCTGGCCCAGTAACACGCTCTCCTATAGCAAGGTCGCCTCCCTCCTGATATACCGGCCCCCACGCAAGCTCCATGTGACGCATAGAACCGCCCATACCGGAATCTGGACTAAAGAAACTACCAGCCGTCTCCCACGCGTTCTCCATAGCATCAAAGAGCATATTTAATTGCTCTTCCCTAACCTTTCTAGCAGTTGCGTGTCTTTCTACTACATCAGCAACCCCACCAAGCGATTCTGGTATTACAAGTCCTTGAGTGTTAAGAATTTGCATGTACTCATCCGGAGCACCATCAAGCTGCCACTCCATGACCGCGTCTTGCATGGCTTCTCGTTCGCTAACGCGGCCTTCCATAAAAAAATCACCCTCGGCTGCTAAGAACGCTTTGAAAAACTTAGCCTCCTCGTCGTAGTGATATATAGTCTTATTTTTGCCTTGGCGTGTAGAGTAACTCTCAGTGTTATCCATTAGCCACTCTCGCAGAGCTTTAGCGGCGGCCGTGTCTACGCCAAACCTAGGGTAATTACCTTTGTCCCGACTAAGTTTACGCCAGTTTTTAACGTAAGCGTTTTTCCATTTAAGAAATTTTTGTAGTTTAGGGTCAGAAAAATCGTACGTCCCTAGCGAGTCGCCCATGTGTTCTTTGTAACGCTCTATGTTATATACGCCAATGAAAGCCCTAGAATTATCATCGGCAAAACGATTCATATCAAACTGTTTATCTTGCTGCTCTTTAGTTTGATATTTAGGGTCTGACGGTAAAAAATCTTTATAGTCGGGCGTACCATCTTCGTCAGTATCAATAGTGTCTAAATAATCCTCTTCGCTTTTAATGTCCGGATTATTTATATCGTAGTCAGCATTGTTACCAACGCCATCATTATCAGTATCTACCGACTCATTTGGGTCTTGCGGAAATTCGTCAGTATTGTTACCAACTCCATCTTTGTCAGTATCAACCCACTCATTTGGATCGGTAGGAAAGGCATCCGCATTGTCACCGTAGCTGTCACCATCCGAATCAAGGGTTTCGTTTGGATCATTTGGGAACGCATCATTGTTGTCACCAAACCCGTCACCATCGCTGTCCGCAGTTTCTCTTGGATTATTGGGAAAAGCGTCTTCCGAATCAACCACTCCGTCACCATCGGAATCTGGATCATAATCAGTTATAGCTGGAGGTGTAAGTTTATACTCAGAAAAGACATCGTTATCAGGGGTTGTCTGTACAAGATTAAAAAAGAGTTCTCTATCTGCATCAGTTATAACTTTATTTCTTCTTCTATACAAACCCTGCACATACTGCGGCAGTTTTCGTATTTGTTCTACTAACGCTTTTTCTTCGGTTGAAAGAGATTGTAGGCCTTGAATATAAAGTGTTTGATTTGATTTATCTTTGTTATTAAGAAAGTCTATTGCAGCATATATGGCATCTGACTTTGTCCTGTTTTCGTCTAGGACTTCAAAATACTGTTGTTCTCTTTGATATAGCGGGTCGTCAGGGAAATAGTCATTATCATCATCAACACCATCTTCGTCTCTGTCTAATCTAAACTCTTTATAGTTGTCGAAATCCCAACCCGGCTCTTGTGTTTGGGTGCCCAATTCATACTTTTGTACATTTAATACGTCACCAATGTTTACTTCCCCGTCACCGGTATAGTCGTATTGCGCCATGAACTCTTCAAGAGAAAGCCCCAAACTTTCCGCATATCGTTTATATGCCGCTCTCGTGTGAAGGTTTATCTCTGGATTACCTGCAGCCTCCATTATGGCTTGTGAAGAAGCGCCGTCCCAAAATACTGGATCTGAGTCTGAATCTGGCGCATCAACTATTTTACCGGAAGCGCCAATTATCTTTCTCGTACCCTCTTTATCTACTACAAAATAATTACCATCTATATCCTTTTTAGGAAGTAGAGTTATCATTTCTTTTATTTTTGCTTCTACTTCTGGCTCAGTTAACGGGCTGTTTTTTGCGGAGGCACCGGAAGTAAGCATGCTGCCGGTTAACCCAAAAGCATGACGTAGTAATAATACACCATCAGTTAGAGCATCTGATACGCCGTTACCATCTAGGTCAAGAAATGCCCGTATAGGAGAGTCTTCGTCTTCTAAATACGCTAATATTTCTTCTGTGCTTCGTGTAGCGTCTTCGGCGACTGCCCCGGGAAATAGCTGTTCGCCTCTTAGCCCGAACAAGTATCGTAGATATAATACACCATCACTTAAAGCATCTACTACGCCGTTTGCGTCAAAATCTAATAAGTTAACTGCGGTACCAAAACCTTCATTATCAGGCACTTCAGCTTCGGTTGTTTCTGGGTCGCTAGTTGAAAATCCTGTAATTTTGGGATCATACCGTTCCCCAGTAATTTCTTTGTATCGCGCTTCCCATCTAGCAGCGTTGTCAACGTCTGATTGGGTTAACTTGCCATCCCCGTCAAAATCATAATGTATAGTTGGGATAGAGCCATAGTTTTCTACGCCGTTATCAAGTATCTGTTGTATGTTTCTGGATGAGAGCCCCGTCCACTGACTAGGAAGATAGACTCCTTCATAACGCTGTACCTGTTCGTCAGAAAAGTCTGCGGGGTTTTCCTCAAACCCTGTTGGGTAGTATATGTTACTTAAAAGGCTAGGCTCTTGACCGGATTCTACAGTATTTAAGTAGTCTTCCACGTCGGATATAGCGTTTCCTATTTTCCTTCTTCTGGATGAATAGTCGTCTTGACCTCTGTCCGTTTTGTTATCTACTGCTTTTTTGATTACATTGTATAGTGTATTAGGGGTGAATATAGCGTCTAACTGCGCTTGCGCGTCATCAGTCCATTCGTCTGGATTTCGTTCTTTAAAGAACAGCAGCGCTTGCATGTCAGTGCCGGTGAGTACGAACTCATACGCTAATTCGTGCAATTCAGTAGGGAAAGCCTCTTTAATGGCATCTATAATTAGCATGCCAGAAGGCTTTTGGAGGCCCGTTACAGGGTCTACTATTACGTCTTTTATGGCGGTGACGAATTCTTGTGCGGTGTTCCCAGTAAAGGCCATTACTTATCCTAGAGAGCTGATATTATGAATGCTAGTAGTTCGGGATACCGAACACCGCGTCTTGTTACCTCTGTGGCGGTCACGCCTTCTGGTATATGGGCTTGCTCATTATATTTTTCACCCTCATGTTCCCACCAAGTAGTGCTAATAAACATAGCGTACCTGCCAGCATCTAGACCCTCGGCAGTGAAAGCAGCTTCTAGGTCTTGAGCGATGATACCAAAGTGTATTCTAGCATTATCACCCTTTTCTGCAACTGCGTCTATCCATCTATACTTACGTAATAAGCCTTTTGCAGCTACTGCCACTCTCTTTTCTGCATCAGATAGTTCTGTTATGTCTTGTTTTAAGTTCCTATCTGATGTTTGTATAGTACCATTAGTAGCGTACACATCATCAAATCTATTATTAGATTGGCCTAAATCAACATCATTATCTTTATCGTCACCAATGCCATCGCAAGGGCCAACAATGTCGGTTGAAAACTGACTAGTAGCCCTAAGACCACAACCGTTACTAGAAAAGAATATACCCTGACCATAAGATACAGCTTTAGTACCAAGACTACCGTAGTGATTAGTGCCAGTATAAAAGGTTATATACCTACCATCAGCACTAGTAGAGGAGTTGTTGTTAGTCATTCTAAACAACTCGCCTTCTTCAGACGTTTTATACCCACTTATCCAAAAATCATAGGTAAGTGTAGATGTACCAATACTTAGCTGATCTACATTTTTTATGTCATTACCGCCAGCATTTAATGTGCCGCCAAGTTCTGGAGTTGTATCATCAACTACTGCAGATATGCCACTTGATACTTGTGCCCAAGTCAAACCCCCTGTGTTACCTGATTGCGCAGACAAGAAATAACCATCAGTTGGAGAGTTAGATACTTTAAGGTTAGCTTCATCTACTACGTTGTCGGCAATAGTTAAGGCTGTAGCTCCTGTAACTTCACCTGTATGTGTGGCGTTAGTTACTTTAGCTGAATTGGCTGTAATAGCTGAGTTTATTGAATCTGCAAGTTTTGCATCTGTTACTGCGTCATCGGCTATTTGTGCGGTAGCTATAGTCCCACTTAAACTAGATGTAGGGTAATCAGTAGCATCACTTAGATTAAATGCAGGAGTTGCGTCTGATGCTCCAAGAGCCAACTGAACACCGCCGTAAGAGACAGTGGAATTAGATAATTTCGCATTTGCTATACTGCCAGCTAGTTGCGCATTCGTTATAGTCCCACTTAGACTAGATGTAGGATAGTTAGTAGCATCGCTTAGATCAAATGCAGGAGTAGCATCAGTCTGACCTAAATCAAGAGATACACCACCATAAGATACACTATCATTAACAAGTTTAGCGTTAGTTATACTGCCAGCTAGTTGCGCGTTCGTTATAGTACCCACAAGACTAGATGTAGGGTATCCAGTAGCGTCAGCAAGGTTAAACGCAGGAGTAGCATCAGAGCCGCCTAGGGATAACGTAACACCACCAAAAGATATTGTAGAGTTTTCTAATTTACTATTGGGTATAGAGCCATCAATTATATCACTGGTATCATACTGCAACGCCTGTGTAATAGCTTCGTCTATACTCTGAAAGTAAACTCTAAGCGTCGTATCTCGTTGATGCGTTAACGCCTGACTATATTCTGCAGGAGGATTTGGTAATACGGGAGCATGAAAATTTCTAGCTGTATTGCGTATCTTAGTAGCCACTACTTACCTCTTCTACCATCTGGACGCATGTTCAATCTAGGCGTACCTAACTGCCACCTTGTGCCCAGAGAGTCAGAAGATATTTTAAGAGCCATATCTCTACCACGCATGCGTATGTTTACTATGTCTGTATAGTTGTTAATCTCAGTAGATACTTGTACTTCTCGTTCACTATCGCCACCCATAGAAGCATGATCTAAAGATCCCGGCTCGTTACCCGCTATTACAGTAAAATCAGCGCTAGGGGCATCCGAATCAGAACCAACAAAAGACATATCAGGAACTAATTTATCTACAAACGTAAAACTATTACCAGACTCTATACCAAATCTACCTGATGTTATGTGAGCATTTATAGGAGAGGTTATAGCAGCTTGACCATCATCGTTACCATTCTCATGTTCTACTAAGTTATATGTATTAGTAGCTGCTAATGGGAAATCATTTATAGGCGAATCTAACCAAGCACTACGATCTAGCGTACCTACATACCAAACGTCTTCGGCATAGTTATAGACTACATACTTGTCTGGCGCTATTTTAGTTGTGTTTGACTTAGATACATAGAACCACCATATCTCGTGATATTCTTCTAACGAGCCAGCAAATACTTGCCCTTGTTGTCCGGGGTTCATGTCATCAAACACGAACTTTCTTACATCGCATCTCAAGGGTTGCACCGTGCCATCGTATTTGTAAAACTTGCCCACTCCCATCCAATACGCGACTCCGTTGGCGTAAGCAGCGGCCTTCGATGAAATAACTGACATGTTTGATCCCATCAACGTAGAACTCCATACCACTGGCGCTCCAACATACTGCAACGAATACAGCGCAGCATCGGTGAAAACCAATATTTCTTGGCGTGATTGGAGTGTAGTTACGATCTCGGTGCCTTGTGATAGCTGTATGTCTCCCGCTTGGTTAGTAGAGCGTGGTCGCCAGTCAAACATATCTTCTTGATCTGACCAGCGTATTAACATGGGGTTAAGTGTTTCTGTAGTGTCTCCAAACTCATTAGTTCCAAAACAAAATACAAAACGGCTAGAGTCAGATACTATCAAGTGATTTTGTACGACAGGTACTTCCGCAGAAAGTTCATACTGCGCTGTAACACTTGATCCACCCCCAGAAGCTGAAGTAGAAGCAGGTTCCGCATCAGCTATGTCTATAGTATAAGTATTAGCAGCAGAGTCTACCGTAGCTATTTTATGTCTTTGGTTTATTACACTCGCAGTAATCCCATATATGGTAGTAGCTCCAGCTAAAGTTACGTGTTGACCAGCTTCATAGACTCTTTCTAATGTAGGATCAAATACAGTTATTGTTTTAGAGTTTCCAACAACTGATATAGGGTTGTCATCAAAATTGTAAGTTAAGCCGTGTATAGGGTTTACACCTGTGTTTATAGGGTTCTGACTTATATTAACAACTTGACCATTAGCACTTACAGATACAACAGTTGTACCCGCAGGTATTCTATCCGCAGTGGTGCATGTAACTACAGCCCCTATTCTAATTGTTTTACCAACAGCTGCATCTATGTTAGTTATATATGGGGCACTCTCAATTATAGAGCCAGTTGACGTTTTAGTGAGGCTTACAGCCGTGCCATTGTTTACGTCCTTTACAGTTACTGCTCTAGTGCCTGTACCTGCACTTGTGTCCCAATAGTATAATTCACCACCACGAGGGCCTATAATTAAGTCCTCACCAAAATTAGCTTGGTTCCACACACGTAACTCTTCTGTACCACCAGCACTACCATTCCATGTGCTGTCGTTCCAATCTAAAGAATCCCAACCTTGTGTAGGTATCTGAAAGTCAGGGCCAGCATTTATTTGGTATGTAGCAACTACTGAACCACCCCCACCAGCTCCATTTCCGTTAGCTGTAGTAGCCACTTCAATAGTATACGAATTACCATCAGCCGCCACACTTTTAATTACATGCTCTTTATTTAAGTCTGATGCCGGTACATTGTTTATAGTGCCAGATACACCTGATAACGTGACATAGCTACCTAACGTAGCCCCATGACTAGAATGTGCTACAGTCACTATTTTAGAAGTATTGGCTGTTGTTATAGGATTAGACCCCAAAGTAGCGGTAAGTCTTATAGGTGTGACATCGTAGTACACAGTACCCGTTTCTACAAAAAACTTAACATTTGTACCTAGACCAATATACTTTACAAAAGCATTACTAATCCACTGATGTAGTGATCTACAAACACCTGTAAACGTGTTCTTACCATATCTACGCCACCCACCAATTTTTTCAGGATAACCTTGACGAAAGCGCACCTTGTCGCAGTCGTTCCAGCCCGCTTCGTTGGAATATTGAGTTATCTCTTTGTTTATTCCGGGATTAAACTGAAGTTTACTTAGTGGCATATTAGTATTTCCAAGCTACTGGGGTAGTCTCTCGCGTGTCCACGTGTACAAAAGTTTTAGCGACACCAATACCGTTGAAGCCCATAATAGAAGCATTACGTATAATAGCCATACGCTGTGCCCCACCAGTTACTTTAATATCTGCGGCAATGCCCTGTGCATGTGTTCCCGGCTTAGCTTTAGCAGCTTCAATACTGTGGTTAGGCGATCTGTACCCACTAGTTATAATAAACGGAAACCCACACACCTCACGCAGTGCATCAAGTTTCTGCAAGAAGTCAGGACACATCTCATTCTCACCAGTTTCCTGACAGTTAAAATCTTCTACCTTAAAATACTTTAAATTCATTTTCTTAGACTCATTAGTTTAGAAACACCTTTAATACCAAAACTAGAACTTATGGCAATAAAAAGCAAATATTGGTACCACTCAGGAAGTTGAGATAACGCAGCAAACCCTGATTCTACTCTATCAACCACAGACGGGTCATTTACTACGATAGAATAACCTATCATAAAGATGGGCACAGATAAAATAATTGTCCAAAATTCGTCTTTCCAGCTATGGGCAGAGGCATCAGCCATCTTTGATTCCCACTCACCGTCATTCTCAATGACTTTCATCTTGGCTTTGTGTTTAGCCTGTTTTTCTTCGGCTTTATTTTTTAAGTAACCCCCAGCTATATTAGCTATAGGGCCGATAAGATTCTGTAACATACGTACCTCACTTTAGAGGATTAGATAAGTAGTCCATTCCATCCCAGAGATCTTGAATCTCTTTCTTGACTATCTTTATGTCGTCCTCAAATTCTTTTACTTCTTTTGTAACTAACTCAGCTTTTTGTACTACAGTTTCCATCTTGGTTACTTTCTGTTTTAGTTCACCTATATCTTCTTTGAACTCTAACATCTTATCGTAATTATCTTTGATAGTAACTAAGTTAGTACCCAATTCAGCTAGCTTACCTTGTAACTGCGCTACGTTGTTATCTCTTAGTTGTGTTTCTATAAGCGATATTTTCTCTTCAATAGGCGCTACATCAGGTATTACCCTAGCTTCCACAGACTCTAGTCTAGAGTACAAACTGCTTGCTGTCCATACTCCACCACCAATAGTAGAACCGATACCTAAAACTATGGCAATCCATACACCCTTAAACGATGTACCGCCAATCTTTAGTTCCGTATCCTCAAGGCTCATAGTTACAGTCTCCGTACATAAAGCAATCATATCCTTGCGCTGTAGGGCCTGTCAGGTAAAACTCAGACTCTTGTCCAGCAATTAGTATGTCAGCCTCACTTACGTACATATCTAGACCAAAAGATTGTCCATTTAGGTATACAGCAGACGCGTTGGTAGTACCAGACCATTGCATCTTTACCCATTGGTTATTTGCGCTATAAGTCAAAGTAGCTTGTTCTGCTGTCGTATTGTTGTTCTCAGCACCTTGTTGTAAAAAGTCCACCGCATCTGTGTTTGCGGCTACTGCAATAAATGCGCTAGCATTGTTCGCGTGCGTCTCAATGTCATCTATAGACTGGTTATATTCGGTAACTTCTTCTTGTGTGATTGTTAGAACTTCTTGGTTGTTTGCTACAAATTCTTGTACCTGAGCTTCTTCGTCTGGAGTAGATGCTTCTTCTGCCATCTCAGCTACCTGTACTACTTGTACCATTTCTACAACAGCTTCAGTAAACACATCTACAGCCTGATCCATAAGTTCAAGTTCTGTATTTGCTTGTTCGTTTAAGACAGCGAGTACATCACCATAAGGCATGTAACTAGCCATACCAGAAAGAGCATCATTGTATGCTTGAATCTGTTGTGAGGTAATATGCGCGGACTCTGAAACACTGCCATCAGAGAGAGAAGTACCAAGATAAGAATACTCAGAGGCAGAACCAACATACGCAATTCCTTTGTCTATCTGATCTACAATCGCACTGGATGTATCAATCAGATTGTCCAGTTGGTCTGATTGAGCTACGGAACTTATCGCTAATAGAGCTAGTATCTTCTTCTTCATCTTCAACAGTTTCTCCTATCTTTAGAATTGTATTGTACCACTCCTTTGTCTTTTTATTATAGTCTGGTATATAAGTTTCAGGGTTCATCTTCATAACAAGAAAAGCTCTTTTACCTACAATCAATCTACCATTTGAAAGTATAGGACAGGGCGTGCCTGATATAAACATAGCTTTCCACACATCTACTGACTGACACATTCTAGCTACAGCAGCTACTTTCATGTTCAAATCAGATAATACTTTAGCATCTCTACGTCTGTTACATTCAGGATCAACGTCATAGCTACCACTACTAATACCAACACCTACAGTTTGTAATGACCCCCCTGTACCTTTTAGACAAGTATCCATGCCATTACTCATATAACTAGGACTAATCGCACTTCCTACAGGCATTTCACTGCTAGACCCTGCACCGTTGTATGTATTGCTAACGGACTTGTCTTCCGTGTTGTTATTACTATTTACGTTGCTACCATCACCATTATATGTATTTAGTGACCCATCTTGTTGGTTTGCTATGGCAACTGTAGTAAACAATGTAAACAATAAGAAACAAATTTTACAAAAGTCTTTGACCAATGACATCTAATCCTAAAATTAGCGGGTAGAGAAGCCATAATAGGCGTTCTATACTCTTAAATTTGTGCATACCTTGATCTAAACGCTTATCAACAGTATCTAATTGAAATTGTATGTTTTTCATGCGTTGAGCACATTCGCGCTCGTGAGCTTCTAATTTAAGTAGGGCTTCTCTGCTATCTTCCATTATACTGGCCTTGTTACGTTTGTTTGGTCTACTTGTAACACGTTAAATGTAAATGATCCCACGTTACTTACAGGCCCCATGAGTATTTGCACGCGCATTTCAACGTTATCAGGCCCTCCCGAATCAGGCACTAACTTTAATGTAGGTAGTGTAAAGGTTTCTTGGGTGGTAATTGCAGAGCCAGAACCGTTTATGGGTATAATTTTACCTATGGTAAAGGTCTCATTTAGAGACTCTGTGCTAGCATCAGGCACGTTTGGTACCGCTGTAACCCAAGTACCCACACTTTCAAAACCAGAAGAACTTACATAGACTGTGCCACCTGTGCCACTAAACAAACCTGCACTAGAAGCGGCATTGTCGTAAACTATAGAAGTTCTACCTGTACCATCGTCGTAAGTAGCGCTTTGAATTTTCTTTTTACTAGCGCCATCAGCAGCATCATCTAACCAACTAAAGGAATCAATTTTACTTGTTTGGTCTCCAGATACTTGTATTTCGTACCAATACGAATTAGAGCCACCTTTTTTAGCGTCAGCCACAGCTACTGTACCAATGCTTGTGCCTGTAGCGCCCGCTGATTTTCGTTGTACGCGTACTATAGCATCAGATAGTGTTGGGATAGTTTTAGTGCCACTAAAAGACAGCGTGCCAGTTATGGCTAAATCTAGTTCCTGAAACACAGTACGAGCATTACCATACAAGTCAAATGTACCTATAGTTTCAGTAGCGTCATTTGCTATAGATATATATGGTGGTTGCGTACCATTAAGACCAGAACCAGCGCTAGCCCACGGATAGAATCTTTCTGACCTACGTATAGAACCTGTAGTATCTGAATAGGCTTTGATAGATTGTTGTGTGGCTAGCTTTGTAGCACTATTAGAAGACATAGTATCTTCATCAGCAATCTCTGTTACTGTTGCACCTGAAGCAAGCACTAGGCTATCTGATTGCATGGCTGCAGCTACTAAAGAGTTACTATAGTTATCTTGCTCTATTACATTAGTACCATCACATATAACATTAACTTGGTTGCCAGTCTTTACAGCTATACCACTACCACTAGCAGTTTTTACAGTTATTGTTTGCCCTGTAGTATTAATAACTGCGTATAGTTTTGTAGCGGGTGGTACTATAACTGTACCCGCACCCGTTAGGTTTGTGCCAGTGTCGGTCAGCTTTAATATCGCACAACGCGCTTCAGAACTAGACCCATCGGCGGTTGTTAGCGTAGCTGAATTAGTAGACCAAGTATTGATAGTAGCCAAACCAACTACTGCTTGTTCAATCATGTCGGTAAGTTCGCCATTTATGACATCACCCCAGCCAGTATCACCAGCAGCGGGTTTACCTAATTTTAAGTTACTAGTATAAGATGTACTCATTATGTAATCCTTATAAGTGCTGCAGTAGACGTATTAGCTGGCATACCAACTGTAAACGTACTGTTATTACTTGTTTTATTGTCGCCAAAGTCTAATACCATGACAGCTTTATTACCCTGTGTAGCGTTATATATTAATGCGCCTCTAGCCGTAAAACTACTACTAGCCCAAGTAGCGTCTGAAAAATTAACAAACCCTACACCATCACCACTAGCTACCGTACTAGCTGCAATTACTTTAGTGCCCGCATCATATCCTGTGCCAGATACTTCATTGTCTGTAGAATACACAGTAGTGTCCGCATTTAATGTAGCCGCGTTAGTATACAAAGCTATCCTAAACTCGTGAGAGCCAAAATTATGTGTGCCTTCTAATAGCTCTTTCTTAAATGATGTACATAATACTTGTGAAATAGCCATTTATTACTCCTGTCTCTGAGGTGGTTGTGCAGGAGCAGGTACAGTCAACGGTTGTGGTGGTGCCGTTGTGGGTCTATAGGAATCACTACTCAATTTGTTTACACTGTCCATCAACTGCTGCATGGCTAACGTATATTGTTGATCGTATAACTGAAGAATATCAGGCTCTGCTTTCATAAACCGTGCAGCTTCAATTAGTACACCATTTAACAAAGCTGAATCATAATTAGTGCCTAACCACGGTTGTTCTTCGTCTCCATCAGTATCTACTATAGAACGTGGTTGATATTGATACTCTATAAGGCATGTAACCGTAGTATTCCACCTAGGAGCAACACTAATTACCATACGCGACGCAGTGTAGTTGTCGTTAGCGCTACTATTTAGAGCATAATACTTTAACTCTGGGTCAACTGTATCAGTGGCTTCCCCAGATGAAGGATATGCTTCAAACAAAAAATCATAATCTTTTTGTATAAGCGCTTTGCGAGTTGTACCGCCAGCCCCTGATTTTTGAGTTACACTGTGTATGTACAAACAATCTGCGGGTAAGTCTGTTGCCCTGTTAAACTCCACAGTTGTATCTTTCCTTAATATAGGTAAATCTTTGATAAACCCATAGATCTTCTGCTCAGCTTGTTTCGTAAACATATCTAGCTGAGCATTAGTAAAATCCATCTCAGTGATCTGTTCTACGTTACTCTTTAATGCGCTGTATGTCATAGCCATATTATTCTACCGTCACCGTAACTGTGCCCGCTTTAATTTCTATTAATGTGTTAGGGCCTGTACCTACTGGATTCCAACCCCAATCTACTGCTCGACTACTGGTATCAGCAGAGTCT